TTCAGACACATCAGTCATATCCGGGTCTGTAGTTGTATTTCTACCAGATTGAGTTGCGGACACAATTGGAACATTATATTCAACAGCAAGAGCTCTAACCTCTTCCGCAATACTCTTAACATAAGTGTATGAGTTTACACCTGAGTTTGATTTAAATCTACTTGAAGAGCAAATATTTAGGTAGTCAATAAAGATGACATCTGGATGAAAATGTCTCTTTAATGCCAGTTCATTAAGCAAAGCTTTAAAATGACCAACGTGTGCAGATGAAGTTGGATATTCTTTAATAATTAATTTACCTTGAGTCTTTTTTGCAAGTTTAATAATTCTATTCTCAAAATTATCTTTTGATACTGAAGATAAATTTGTAATGTTGAGATCGAGTAAGTTTGCATCAATTCTTTGAGCAATTTTCTCTTCTGCCATTTCAAGAGTGATATAAAGTACATTCTTACCTTGAAGTAAAAAATTAGAAGCAAAAGAACACATAGCCAATGATTTACCAGCATTTGGAGAAGACATAATTAAGAATACAGTCTTCTTTGATAAACCACCTCCAGTAATTTTATCAAAGTAATTTAAGTTGAATGGAATCTTGTCTTCTTTTCTTGTATAAACCTCATATCTTTTCTCATAATCTTCAATTAGATCGTGACCGATATGCTCATCAAAAGAAATAGATAAAGCTTCTTGAAGGATTCCGGGAATAGCATCTCTTCCTTTTTTTGTATCATTACCATCTGCAATCTGAATGCTCTCCATTAGTGCAAGGTATATTGCACGATCTCTACACCATTTTTCAGTTGTATCAATTAGCCACTGTAAATCAGCTTGCTCATCAGATAATCCTCTAACAAACTCACAAAAAGAATGATAAGTATCTTCATTTAAATCTCTTCTCTTTTCACCTTCAATTAAAAGAACTTCTTTAGTTGCAAGTTTTTCATAAGAGACAATGAACTTGTCAATTTCTTCAAAAACTACTCTTTCGTGTAGATTTTCAAAGTAATCAGGTGTAATGAAAGGTAAAACCTTTCTGCAATATTCATCATTGAATAGTAAATTACGAAGTATGGTGGTCTCTACTCTCTCTGACATTTCATTTATAATGTAGGTATGTTTTTAGAATATACTGAGGTTCATTAACTGGCAAATTTTTCTTATGAGGAAACATCCAGAAGGGAGGATAAATGATCAATTTACTTTTTTCAGGTTGTATAAAATTATCCAAAAACTCATACTGACCTGCTGAATTATCATTCAAAAACCAAGTAAAACATAAAAATCGTCTAGCAGTAGAATAATCATAAACATCCACATAGGTAGTATAGGATTCTTCTTCACTTGGCGAAAATTTTAAGACTTTAAATTGCTCAAATGCGTGTTTATCTGGAAAAAGATTTCGTTCAAATACCTCATAATATTCATCCCTTAACTTAAACACAGATGATATCAAATCATTATGTATTGTTTTCAATTCATCATAATAATCACGAACTTTTGTTAAATTAAATGAGTAGTATTGTTCATCATCTGAAAGTTCGTGATGTTCTAGATTCTGTTCGAATAAATCAATAAGAAAATCACATACACTGGAGTCTAAAGAATTATCGTGTATGTGAATAAAATCATTTAGATTGACCATAAGAGAACTCATTTATTGCGATTTCATTAAGTTTTAACATTATTTCTTCAGTAAAATATTCATCTGGATTTGCTAAAATTTGTTTGGCATATATTTTTTTACCATTCATTTCATAACGACCCGCTACATTTTTCCATAGACCTCCAAGTTCTCCAAGCTCTAATAGACCGTAATAGCGATCTAGGCCCCTTTCATCATAAAAAAGACGAACTTCTACATCTTGGTTTTCTTTGCTTAGTCGAGATTTAAAAGTTTTGGCTTTAATTATATTACCAATAATGTCAGTTCCATCTTTTTCTTTCTTTTTACTGAGGTAAATGATGGTAGAAGCAGCATATTTAAGACCAGAGTTATGGGAAACAATACCACCATGAAGTATGTAATGATGTTCCCCCTCAACCGTAATATCATATACTTTTTCTGTTTCAACTTTTCTGATAGACTTTACAATTCGATCCATGCCACCTCTTATACATTGGGTATGTTATTTGTTTCTGACAATGCTCACAGACAACCTGCCTGTGTTTTTTTCCATAACGAGGAGACTTCTCCCCTATTCTTTCAGATGCCAGTTCCGAAAGAAGTTTTTTTGTTTGCTCTGAGTGTTTTTTGTTGAAGAATGGATTGGATTCTCCACTCATCTTTTCACTCATCATTTTTCTGTGTTCTGGAGAAGAAACAATTTGTCTATGTTTCTCACGAACCCCAGGATTAGACATTGGATTATTTTGTCCATAATGCCCTTTCCTATAGAAGGGGTTATTCTCACCTGAAGTTAAATGAGAATAACTTCTCCTTATTCTATCATAAGAATTTAGATTCTTACACCTAACTCCATTACCATTAATTGAACACATGCGATAAAAAGCATAGCACATTTTTTTCTTATACTCACCCTCAACCATCTTTAATAATAAATGATGACAGATGAAATGTTCTCTTGGGGTTAAATTTACTAAATTGTCTTTTGTGTTTTTACCACCAAATGATTTGGGGATGATGTGGTGTTTTTCTGTAATATCATTGATTTTTCTTTCCTTTGCTCTTTCTATAATACGAAAGTAGCAACTTGTATATTTATTTACTATAAACATTAGGTTCTGGTCTTAAGTATTAATATTTAGACAAAAAACTTATTTTTATATCGAAATTGTTGGAATGCATTTGATTTTATCTCCAGGTAAAAGATCAATTACTTTTTTCCATTCATAACCATTTTCAGTATCCACTAAAAATTTATGATCTGCGCTACACTTAACAATTTCCCCATCCCACAATTCCATCTCAAACACTTCTTTGTCATTAAAACAAAAAGTATCAGTAACATAAGAGTATCCAAACATAGTTCTTACTTTATCTCCAACTTGAATAGATTCAATAGGAACAGAACCTTTTACTGTTTGTATCTTAGTTCCGGCAACTAAGCAACCTCCTCCCATTTCCTTAGTTGGAACATAAGCTCCAATAACATCATATGTATGATTTGTTACTATCATAGGAATATTTGCCTGACCTAATTTAAGAGTAAGCATCCTAAATGCACCTTTGATAAGTTGAGATTTAGTCATATCTCGGACTTGCTTATCATTCAACGCATCTGTGATTTCTTTCTCGGTTGAGAGCATTCCAAGAGAATCCAATACAAACATACAGGGTTTGCGTTCTTCTAATGGTTTTTTAAGATATATGTCAACTGTCTTAAGTGCTTTAGTTCTAAATTCCTCAACAGTTACTACATTTGCAACGATAAATCTAGATGTATCAATTCCCCTACTTTCTAAAAGTGATTTAGTGATAGCAGCCTCAGAGTCAAAGTAGAGACAGTAACCATCGGGATTAGTATCAAGAAAATTCTTAACAACGGCGAGAGAGAAAAAAGTTTTTCCAGTAGAAGACTCTCCAGCAATAGCAGTAATCTTATTCCCAGATACACCACCAAAAATACTACCTGAAACCAATGCGTTAAAAATGTATGAGCCCGTATCAACATAAGTCTCTGTTTCGTCAATTTCTGATGCAAGTTTAACATAGTCATCTGAAATTTGATCAACTATTTCCTTTAAAAAATCCATTTTAAATCTCCTTTAAATTAAATAAAATCACTCATAAAAATTAGACAATTTCACTTTTTTCTCAATAGACCAACCTATAATATCAATCAAGGATTTAATAGGTTGAAGGAAAGTTTTATCGAATTGAGAGTCATAATCAATATACTTATGTAGACCAAGTTCAGTTGGTAACTTTTGAATATATGAAATTACATTTTCACGTATTGGATTTGGAAGTTTTAAATAACAACATTTGATTTTTTCTCCATTTGAAATTAATGAATACTTATGAGTAAGATTAAACTTACGTAGGTAGTGATTATAAAGTAATGCTCCTCTAGTATGCATTGGAGTACTCTTACCATAAATGGTAATAGGAGAATGGAACTTATCCATATTTGACATACCTTGAGGGGTTGAAATCATTTCTGGAGGAAGACTAAAGAACTCTTTTTTAACTTCTTGAATATAACTTATGAGTTCATTTTCCTCTCCATTCATAATGATTTTAATTGCATCCTTAATAGCAGTTCTACAGAATGCGGGAGTTGAAGTTTTTACTGCTTCAATTCCTGAGATTTTAATCTTAGGCTCAGAATAACGAACTCCTTCATTATCCCATACGTTCAAGATATAATTTTTTTTCTTTCTCCACAATGCAGAAGAGCATATCTTCTCCCTCTTCATATGTAAACAATTTTGATAGGCATTTGTTACAATGCATAATTCATCAAAACTCTTATCAATATATTTCTGGAGAACTCCATCGCATACTTCCGTTAGGAAATTTATAACATCTTGTTCATTTTTACTCTTACCTTTAAAGAGCTTCTCTACAATTGGGTTAAAATGTAAAAAGCAGCTATTGTGAACACATATATCGTTTGCAAAGAAATTGTGGTTATCTTCAACTTCTATATCATATACCCATTCTTCTTGAACTCCTAAGTCTTCTATTTCAAAATCATCATCAAAAATTAGTTCCATATTAAATAGTAAATTCTCTACGATTTGATATAAATTTTTTTATTTTTTCCAAAACTTTGCTTGGGTCATTCCTCCATTCACTATCCCAAACAATAATAGTAACATATCCACGCTGGTCCTCCAACCATTTGGCTTTCAATTCGTCTTGTTTCCATTTTTCTTTTGCTTTCATATGAGTACAACCTCTTCCCCTTAAATGAGAATCTGGTTTATAAATTAATGGATTTCCGTGAAAATGATCTCCATGATATTCAATGCAAAATTTTAAATGAGTGCAAACAAAGTCATACAAAAAACATTTATTCTCATATAATAATGCATATTCTTTATTTTTAGTTGCATAATAAGTATATTCTCGTTCAAATTCAGTTAGAAACTCCTCAACCTCATTAAAACATCTTTGAGATATTTTGGAATATGAATTACCGCAACTAGACTTTTCATAAAATTCCAATAATTTTTTTCTTCCTATTTCCTCTCCATATCTTTGTATATAAGTATCTAAACTATGTGATTTTAATTTGTTAACTTTTTTATATCTTTCCTCACCTAGATACTCAACTGTATTTGTAAAAGCTTGCCGTTTACAGTATTCATCATATCTATTCTTACCATCGTTCTCCCCATATTTTTTTATTAAATTATCTAGAGTAACCGCTCTAGATTTATTATATTCATTAAATTCATCTAAAGATATTCCATATTTTACTTTTTTATATTCATATGTATTTGTAATCGCCTGTTTTCTTCGATATTCATTAAATTTTAAAGTTCCTTTTTCTTTTCCATATACAAAAATCATTTTTTCTAAAAATACTCCTCTTTTAAATGAATTATATTTTAATATAAGATTCAAATATTCATCCCATGTTTTTGGTTTATGAGTCTTACCCAATTCTATTCTAGGAACTGAATAATTTATAATTTTAAATAATTCATCATAGTTAAATATTTTTTGAAAGGGTGGATAATCCACCCAATTATTTTTAGAACATTGAACTATTATTTTATCGTATGAAGATGTAGCTTGCGGCATTACTATCTGTGTCCATCTATAATATATATAATCTCATGTTTTAAATTAGATAGTTCACTTGGCTTAATCTTTTTTATTTTTCCTGTATTTTTAGTTCTTACAATGACTGAATGGTCTTCCGTTATTACTACTGATTTACCTCCTGCTTTAATTCTATAAAGTCTCTTTTTGACCTTATGTTTCATAACATATTTAATTTTTTTATTTTCAAGATTTCCGTCTTTAGACAAAGATAAAGCATTATGACCATTTACTTTCTTTACATAATTCTCATTAAAATAATCTTTTTTTAAATAATCTTCGGGAATTGAATCAAAGAAATTAGAAATTGTCATTTCACCATTATCAACCTTGATGATACTATCTCCAGCAACGCTATCAGTATCCATTGCTAGAATCATATCTACATTTTTTGACCCTGCAACTTTATTTAAGTAATCATTTAATTTCATCTCAATCCACTTAATAACAGCTTGCCCTGAATACGTAATGGCTTCTGCATTTCGAATATCATAAAATCTAAAATAAGCATTACCTAAAGAACCAAAAGCTGAGTTTAAGCAAATTTTAAGAGCTTGTTGATAGTTTTTATATCTTGTAATGTCCTCTTCTAATTTTTCTGATGGATTTGTTTCATTTAATGATTGACACTCAAGCATCTTTTTTTTGTAAACTGTACGTTCAGTAAACATCTTCTCCATAATTTTAGGAAGAAATCCCTGCTTACTTTTATCATACATTGAACCATTAGGACAAATTGTGTAATTGGAATGCTCATCCTTGAGTTTAAAGTTCCCACTTACAATAGATTCAATTGAGACGTAATCATTTCTTTCATTAATTAAAGTCTCGGGACTGATGTTGTAAGTGCGAATCAAAGATGGGTATAGAGAAGCTAAATCAAGGCTACATACATATTTAAATTTACCAATTTGAGGTTCTTTTACGTGAGCTCCTTTAAATTTACTTAATTTTTCCGTTATATTTTTCTTGGATGGAATTACTATATTATCTCGTTTTAAATAATTGTAGATAATCCCATCCCACATTCTACCCTGATAGTAGACATCTTCTAGATTTACTTTTGCTTGATATGCAAGAGTAAAAGCAAGTTGAATTAGACAAAGCTTTTTTTCAAATCTTGAAATTAGTCTACAGTCTTGAACGTTGTACTTAACAAATAAATTAAAGTCCTTTGTATAAAAATCTTTAAATGATTCAAACTCGTCGTGGTCTAATTTAGATTCTTTTAGTACTTCTTCTGCAACTGTATTCAAACGATTATTTTCAACGTTAATAAATGCAAATTTTTTAAAAAGTAAAAGATAATCTAAAATAGTAATTCCAGCTAATTCATATTCAATTTCAAGTTTATCATTTAAAGTATAGCTTCTCGATGATACCTTTTTCCAAATGGATAAACGTTTAGTTTCATTATCACCAAAATTTTTAGCTATACGATTAACAATATATGGAATGTCAAAATTTAATATATTCCAGCCAGTAATAATATCAGGATAGTCATCTTCCCAGAAGTTTAAGAACTTTTGAAGTAAATCTCTTTCATTCTCACACTCATAATAAAAATGATTTTCGACGTTATCCGCAAATGGACGAGACCCCCAAGTATGAACTATTCCATTCCTATAGTCTTGAATTGTAATTAACAATATCTCTTCATTTGCAGCTTGAGGGTCAATACTACCTTGTTCCGCTGTAGTTTCAATATCTAAAATATAAAGTTTTGTATGTTGAATATCAAATTCAATGGTCTCATCTGGAAATTTATCCGAAATATACTGATAGATTGAATTTGATTGACCAAAATACTCAAACCCTTCAACTTCTTGATACCTTTCTACAAATTTTCGAGTTTCTGTTATTGTACCTGGTTGTACAGGAGTTACAAACCTATTATCTAATGTTAAATAATGAGTTTTTTTATTTGCAGGTACATATAAAGTTGGATGATATTTAATTCTTTCTTTTATCTCTACTTCATCATCATAACCCCTATAGTAAATATAGTCACCAATTATTTTAACATTAGTATAGAATTTCAATCTTGATTTACCTCCTCATCATTTTCTTCAAGAATGTCATCATAATCCAAATCATTTTCAATCAATATAATCTTTTTATATCTCTCTAGTATATCTGGCAATGGATCAACCATTGTAATTATCTTACTCGGGTCAATCATAAAGCTATTTTCTTCTGTAATATCTTTCAGCCAAGGAGTCAATTGAAATGCAGTATCTTTAATTTCACTTAAAGTTATAAGATACGGGTCGATAAGTCTACAATTTGGTGCTCCTGGTTCAGCATCAATTTGATATACTTGACTAATGATAATTTGATTATTAGATAGTAAAATAGCTTGAATCATTGTTATTATGGAAGTGACCAATTAATTTTAACACAAAAAAAAGAGGTCGTCAATTTTAAACCAACGACCTCTTTGTATATTTAATTCTTAACTCATTCTATCTGATATTTAGTTCTAGGAGGTTTAGGGGGAACTACCTTAGAAACTTCAACCGTAAGAAGTCCATTTTCAAATTTAACTTTGTCCACCTTAGAACCTTCGGTAAGTAACCAACTATCTGAATATTTTCTAGATGATGAGTCACTTTCATCTTTTGCGGTTACTACTAAATATCCATTTTCTTCATAAACTTCAATTTGTTCTTTTTTATATCCGGCAAGTTCCACTTCAATTTTTAGTCTGTCATCAGATATTCTGTTTAAACGTGACCTTGAAGATGAAGGATAATAGTAAGAAGTAAATGGTCTTAGTAATGAACGAGCAGTTGAATAAAAATCCTCATCCATTAAGAGACTTGAATTGAGATAACGAGCTAGTAAAGACATAATTGTAAACCTCCTTTATTGTTTACGGGTATAGTATATAACAAAAAAGGAGTAAAAAGTAAGTGATGAGAACCGATTACTTAAGGTTCGGGTTCACTCATTCCCATCTACTGGAGTAGTTTTTTTACCAATTGTATATTTTTGAATGAGGTTCCACTCATCCTTTTCTTTAAAAGCAATGACTTTAATTTGATTTAATGGAGCAATATCACTAAATCGGTCTGGTTCTACTATTGTAAGTAGACCCCAATCCTGAAGTAAGAATGCAATTCTATTTCTTCGTTGAATATCATTCAATGTCAATGAACAATATTTACCATCAAGTGCAAAAAGCTCCTTGAAAGAGCAAATATAATATTTACCGAGTTTATGTAAAATGTTGCAGCTTTGATAAAGAGTTTTTTCTTTTCGAGATGCAACACCAATTCGACTTAGAGTTTCTCGAATTTTAAGAAAGTCGTCAGGTTCAGAAAGAGTAACCTCCAACATCATTGAAGGAGTCCATTCTACTTTATTTTCAGAAGAAATTGTCATTTGGTCAATCCACCATTTTGTAGTTTGTTCTTTATATATTCGATTTCTTTTTTTGAAAATAAATCAATTATTTCATATACCTTAACATCACTTAAATTATAGTATTTTTTTAAAATTTCAATATCTTCTGTATTTTCATTTTTAATCCACTTCGCCATTCTCTTTCGTTTCGACAAAGTATTATAATAAAATTGATATTGACATTCACTTGGAACAAAATGAAGTCGATTCATTTCATTTGAAAATAAAATAGAATCTAAATGATAGGATAATGATTTGTTTACCACATATGGTACATAATCTTTAATATTCCCTTCATTTAGAATATTAGTTTTTAAATTAATTGAATTCACCCAATCCCATACACTACTCATAGAAATTCACATTCTCCCATTATTTCAGTTAAACACGCCATTAGATTTATCTCTTGGTCAACTACAAAATTACTTTTATATTGATACTCGGCTAATAAAATAATTAAAGAAGGAATTGTCTTTGGAACTAATACCTTTGGCATTGAATCATATAAGGTTCTAAAAATTAAACTTACATCATTACTTGAGTTCAATGCTACCCACCTTCGAACCTCTCTAAAATTAGAGTCCTTCATAAAGGAAATTAATTCTAAAATATTAGAACTGATGTTTACACCTAAGGAACTTATTTCCAATTTACCTGTAGAAGTATACCTCTGAAGCTCGTGAAGAGTTCTACGAAAATCAGGAAAATACTTTCGAACTACCTCAACTAAAATATTTTCTTCAAACTTAATATTTTCTTGATTTAGAATTAAAATTAGCTTCTCAAAAAACTCTGCTGCTAATTTTGGTCTTTCTTTTGTAGGAATTTTAAACTCAATGGAGGATGCCCTTGAATGAATTGCAGGTAAAAGTTTATTTACATAGTTACAAGTAAATACATAGATGCAATTTTTTTGAGTTTCTTCAATGATACCCAAAAGAGCTTTTTGAGCATCAAATGTTAAATTATCAGCCTCGTCAATTAGTAGTATCTTTTTACTCTTCCCCGATAAAGATATAGTAGAAGCATATGAACTAATTTTATTTCTTACAGTATCAATACTTCTACCTTCATTTGACCCATTAACTTTCATAAAATCCATCTTTAACTCTTTTGCGAGAGCTAGTACAACTGCAGTTTTACCAATTCCAGAAGTACCATAAAGAATTAAATTTGGAATTTTTTCACTATCTCGATATGAGATGAAAGTTTTTTTAATCTCTGAAGATAAAATGCATTCTTCAATTGTATTTGGAGCGTATTTATTTACAAAAAGAAAGTCATCAGTCATCACTTAATTCATCCACGAAGGTTTACGTTCCGGTCTTTTTTCATAATTAGTTAAAGGCCATACCTTTGAAATCATATATTTACGATAAGCTTCGATTGTATCAATCGAAGTATCATACTTAATATCATCAGGCATAGCTCTCACGAAAGACTTAACATCTCTCCAAATATCTAAAGTTTTTTCAGTTTTTTCTTCAAAAATAGATTGAGCTACTTTCAAAGTGTTGTATGTACCGTGACTTTTAGCGTAACGATATTTAAATTCATTTGCAATCTCTATTCCGTGAGTAATCAGCCAAGCTAGATTTTCAAAAGATTCAGCTGCCCAAATAGTACAAGGATGCTTCCTGAATGCTCCTTTTTTAGTTGAATAGGGGGTTCCATCTTTTTTAGGAATTTCCCCCCAGTTATGAAACCAAGATGAATATACAATAGAAATCATTTGGCATGACTCTAGTGCCATCTTGTTTATGTGTTTATCAGGAAGTTGATGAGCTGATTCTATCGGACTACAGGAAACCACAAAAATGTTCATAATATAAAAAAATATTCAAGGAGTAAAATAACTATCGCTACATAATCCAACAAAGTAAGTTAATTCAAAATCTTGGTTCTTAAATCTAGCAATCATTTCTTTTGAGATGGTTACATCATAAGAACCTTCAATCATAAGAAGATTATTCTTATCAAAATTGAACTCAAACTCTTTGTCAGTCTCTCCAACTACAATTGAAACTTGATTGGAGGTTGGGTTTGATTTATTCCTTACTTGTAAGACGATTCTTCCACTTTCCGATAGAACAGTGAAATAAGGAAGTCCAAATACATTAGTAGCTTTAATTAATTTATCAAAATATTCACTTTTTAATTCAAATTCTACGTCTTGAGATGGTAATTTGAGATTCCTATTCTCTGGAGCTACAACTAGATCTGGGTCAGTTAAGAAATACTTAATTGTATGATTGCCGTGTTTAATTAAAACATAACCAGAATCACTTAAGATTTCAACCTCAGGGTTATCGTACAACCTCAGCCCTTTTAGGAACTGAGGCAAATCATAAATAGCAAATTCTGAATTAAAAGTTTCATCAATTACTGCAGTTGCGGAAACATCTCCAGCTACTGAGATAGTTCGAAGTATGTTACCAGGTCGAAATAAAATATTAGAGTTAATTGAAGCAAAATTATTTAAAATAGCAAGAGTGTTATTTGAAAGTTTCATAATAATCAAAAAGTTTTATATTCATCAGAAATATTAGAATGTAACCCAGAGAAATGATAAAGAAGAATGCAATAATGCATTGCCTTTAATAGATCAAGTTTACTTTTACCATTCTTACGTCCAAACCTTGAAAGATACTTAATTGCGTTTGAACGACTGAATGGTTCAGCATCTCCGATACTTTCAATTAAGTCAAGTGTCTGTGTTTTTGAAGTGTCTGAGGTATAATGAGAATGGTAAGTCATCTTTAAATACTCTTCGAGTTCTTTTAGAGTTTTATCCTCTCCGTACTTCCAAAATCCATTTTTATTTTCATCATTTGATGATGTGTTTGAATTAAACGTAACATATGATTCTTCTCCATTGAAATAAAGAGAGTCATCATAATTATAGTTGATAGTGCCAATCATAGAATCTTGAATCATAATTAAAAAAAGAGGTGGACAATGGTATCCTAAAGCGATGCCAGCAAGGAGTCAAGTCGGTTTGAATTATTGAATTTTAGTAAATCCATTAACTTTTTTAACTTCTAATACTCTTTCAAATTTATCGTCATATCCATCCCTGTGTGAAATAATCAGAACGTTCGAATCCTTTACAATATAATTTATAATTTTTAACATATCCTCAATCCCAGTGCTATCCAAAGAACTATCTAAAGTCTCATCGAAGAACATAATATTACAATTAACTGAGTTCTTGAGTCTTGCAATATCCCTCCAAGCTAGTAAAAGACTTAGATTAATTCTTTGTTTCTCTCCTTCGGAAAAAGAACCATATGAATAATTTTCGTGAATTGGTGTATTAATAGTCTCCTTAAACTCACCATCTAATTGAAAATTAATATACAAGTCCATCATTTGAAGATACTTATTAATTTGAGTGTTCATTACTGGTAAGTAATTTTCAATAATCTTAGATTTAACTCCAGTATCCTTCATCAAAATATGAGAAAATTTTAAATACTCTAATGATTCATTATATGAAGATTGCATTTTCTCCAATTTTCTCAAATTAGAAATTAACTTCTTTAACCTTTTAATACCATCATCTTGGGTTTCTATTTTATTTTTAATTTCTTCTATTTCTTTATGAATACTTTTAATTTGCTTATTCTTTATGCTGATTTTACTTTGATTGTTTGATAAATTTGAATTTATATTAGTAATTTCTTTTGACAATTTAATAAATTCATTCTCTCGTTCTTCTTCTCTTTTGATATCTTCATATATTTGAGCCTCCCCCTGTACTAATTCATCTAAAGTTTTCTGTAGAGAAATGAATTTATTTTTTCGAAAATCTTCATCTACAGTTTGTGTGCAAGTAGGACAAACAGTATTATTTTCGAAAAAAAATACTTCCTCTTTTATTGTAGATGTTTTTTGTTGGAGCTTTCCATATATTCCTAAAAATTGTTTTAACTTTTTAGGGATGTAAGATAGTTTTTCTAAATCTGAATTTAATTCAAGTAAAGTATCTTGAAGTTTTGAATTTAATTCAATAAGATTGTCGGTTTCTTCTGATAGTGAATTTAGTTCTATTTGTTTTCTTTCTATCATTTCAGAACCAGAACTTCTTATTATTTCAATATGTTCTTTTTCACTTTCTATTAAATCCTTAATTGATTTTTTCTGAAGATCTATTTCTCTTATATCGCTCTCTAGATTTCTAATTTTATCTTTTAAAACTAGATTCATTGCAGAAAATATTTTTATGTCAAGAAGTTCTTCAACTAAGTCTCTCCGCTCTGAGGAGGATAATTCCATAAAAGGAACATAATTTGTACTTCCAAGAACAACAACTTGCATAAATGTCTTATAAGACATTTTTAAAATATTTTGCTCTAGATATTTTTGTTGATCCTTAACTGCAGATAGTTCATCTTGTAATTTATCATTTACATAAATTTCAAAGATATTTGGAGAAATTCCTCTGCGAATTTTATAGCTCTTATTACTTACGGTGAAAGAGATTTCAACCAAACAATCCTTCTTATTCACACTATTAACTAATTGTTTTTTTGTAACACCTCTATTGGATTTACCATAAAGACCGAATATAAGAGCAGTAATAAGCAAACTCTTGCCCTGCCCATTTGCTCCTCTTAAGATTGTAGTTTTATGGCTGTTTAAAGTAACTTCAATAAATTGATTTCCAGCGGAAAGTATATTTTTATATTTTATTTTTTCAAAATAAAGCATATTATCTAGGAGGGATTAAAAATTCATCTGGCTGAATTACCACATATCGATAATTATAATGCTTACAAGCTTTTATTGCAATATCTTTTTCAATCTCTACAATCCTCATTGGAGGATAATCATCAGCTTCCAGTAATCCTAAGTATCTTTCAGCATCATCCTCCTCCTCAAAAAAATAAATTACTTTTAGACCATATTCATCTTCAATTGCAAAAGCGCCAGTATTTGTATCATCATCGGACGAAAGCATATACATTGTTCAAATCTCCATTTCTAAAGCCTCCTTATAAACATCGTGTAGAATTTTATGAACATTATCCTTGTTCAGATTAAAATCAGATTGTTGAATATATTTATTTAATATTGTTAATGTATCTTCACAATCAATTTCTGATATATTCACATAATCATCATTTATATCCAAAGTATCAACAATTTTTAAATCAATAATATCTTGCTTCAATACTTCATTAATAAAAGATTCGTAATTACTTTGATTTGTTTTTTTCTTGATGACTATTTTAACATTTTTATTATTAAGAGATGAGTAATCAAAATCTTTAGTATTCAAGTCTGAATAGTAAACTCTTTTGTAGATTTCAAATGGATTCTGAATAAATTCCATTTCATATGTCTCTGTATCAAAGATAGTAAACCCTCTTTTGTCATCGACATCTGACCAATACATTTGATATGGATTGCCTAGATAAAATATTTTACCGTCATCGCTTTTTGTGTGGTAATGACCAGAAAACACTCTATCAAATTTTTGAAACATCTCTTTCGACTGTCCGTGTTTCTGAACCATTCCAGGAAATAAAGTAAACCCACTAAGCTCCAAATGCCCAAAAACAACTTTAGAATTTGTATTCTGAATTAATTCTAAAGTTTCTTTTTGATTTTCTTTACATATCCAAGGAACAAACAAGCATTTTAAATTATCTAATATGTGTTCCTCTGCTTTTGAAATACGAGTAATATTTGAATAATCCCGAAGCAGAGTGTCAATGGCATTATATCTATTGGTATTTTTTAACTCAACATCGTGATTACCACAAATTTGATATAATGAAATATTTAAGTCTCTTAGCCTATCATAGAATACTCTGTGTGCCCACTCTAAGCCCCAATAATCAATTCCTTTTCGATTATCAAATGCATCTCCCATATGAATGACACAATCGATTCTACGGTCTTCTAGAGTAGGGAAGAATACATTGGAATAAAACTTTTCAAAATAGTCGTGATATATTTTATTTGATTTTTTAAACGAAAAATGAGTATCAGTAAGAATTGAAATCTTCATAGTCAATTATACTTAGAATAAACTAAATCTTTAATTGAGTTATACTCAAAAGAATTGACATCATCATCTACAAAAAATACTTCATCATATAATGTTTTTTCTAAAATTTTATCAGCAATTTCTTTTTGTCTATTTTCTCTGTTTATTCTTCTCAAAAATGCAAAATATGAAATTTGAGTAAAATAAGCAAAAGGATTTTTCTTCTTGCCCGTTTTAGGATTTACATAATCAGGATCAAAATTATAAAGATATAAAATTGAATTTTCAACTGCATCCATAATCATATCTTCTCTGGATGAGTAGTTTGCAAATTTAGGAAGGTAAGATAAATGAGTAGCAATTTTTAAAAGACACTCTCCAATGTATTTTGGTATCTCTGGTCTTCCTTCCCAATCATCAGTATTTTTGGGATATGCTCCATACTTAATAAAGTAGTTCTCCTTAGCGTCCTCCCAACTTCTTTTATATTTTACCATTGCATCATAAAATTCTTTATTATTTACATAATGTTCAATTTTATCTCTTTTTTTCATTTTTTTAATTTGACGTGTGAATTGACCAATTTTACTATTTAAATATCATCTAAGTCAAATTAAATAATGAGTAACATTACTTATTGACAAACATCTAAAAGATACATATAATCCTTCTGTCACTGAAGGAAATATTATATCTATAAGATCTATAGGACTTAGATATTTAAAGAGCAAAATTTAAGCATAGTCCGAAGGACATTCTCCGAAGGAGAATCAATCTGTTTTGCTGTGAGATTCTTTTGAGTGATAAAGCTTTTCAAACATCTCTCTCGCTTCATCTACCTTTATAATATTTTTAGGTCTAGAATTAGATTTATTTGAATAGTCTACTCCAAAGATTTCACCAACATATTGCTTATGAATAGCAACAATAGATTTATCTTTAACTTCTGTCATTGTCATTATATCTTTTCTACGAATGATATGAGTTGTATCGGAACTCAAAGATAACCAAGGTGTAACTTTGACAAATGGAGTTCTATTTTTTGAAGATAATCCCATATTTACAATAATAGGATTATCTAAAACAATCATAACTTCATCGTTTTCTATAAATGCACATACTTTTGCTAATATCTCTTCTCCTGAGACCAACTTAAGAATCGAATAAAATATATCATTTGTCATTTATACTCACCTCCTTTTTTGCTTTGAAATTAATTTTAAATAATTGATAATTAAATAATTCTTCGGAGTAAATTTTAATTCTTTCAATGAGATGATTTAAAGTATAATTTTTTTTAGATTTATATGTAATATCATCAGCAATATCATACAAAATCGCTTTATTTTTACTTGAAGATTTACGAAGAATACGACCAATACTTTGTAAACTACGAATTTTAGATTTAGTAGGACTTGCAAATATTAGATTGTGAAGATTACGAATTGAAACTCCTGTGCTGAAAACTCCATATGAAGCTACTATAATTGCGTTATTTTCTAATTCAGTAATTTCACGAATTCTTTCTCTTTGTTCAGTATCAACACCACCATAAACAAAGAATACTTTTCTTTTTTCACCCTCAGAATTATTTATAAGATCGTAAATAATCTGACCGTGAGTTTCAACACGAGAATATAATATCAAAGTATTTCCACTTAAATCTAAAGCCAAGTTCTTGATAAAATTATTTCTTTTTTCGTGAGTAATTAAATACTGAATTTCTTCTTCATATGTATTAAATTCCTTACCGTCGTGTTTAAGTATAATTATTTGAATTTCGAGCTTAGCGATGTTTCCTTTCTCCATCAGCTCATTTGTACGAATGACCTTGTAGATAGGGCTAAAAAGCCCTTCTAGAGTCCATATATGAACCTTCTCAGGTTGAGTAGTACCTGTAAATCCAAAACGATATTTTGTATCACACATCTTATTCAAAATTCCTTGAATTGATGATGAGACACTTGCGTGGCATTCGTCTACAATAACTACATCATATTGACTAAAATACTTGTTATCTAATTTATTTAAACTTTGATATGTGGAAACAATTACTGGTTTATCTGATGTTTTCTCATAACCAGAGTATATCTGATGTACAAGCTCAGAAGAATTCCATCCGTAGTCATCAAAATCTTTACTTAATTGAGAGCACAGTGAAGTTCTAGGTACAATAATTAAAACTTTGAGACCTTTTTCTACATAATATCGACATATTGAGTAAATACACATTGATTTACCAGAAGAAGTTGGAGAAACTAAAAGCTTTCTGTTATGTCGAAGCGCCTGATATACGGCATCTACTTGATAATCTCTAAGCTCAAAGTTTGACGAAATGATTCTTTGCATATAGGCTTTAACCCCATCTTTTGAAATCATTTCATTCTCTTCATAGGGGAGTCCATAATATTCACTATTTTCAAATGAATATGTATATCCGTGAGCTTCAATTTTCTCAATTAAGCGGTCTAGAAGCCCAACATAAATTTCTTTTGTATGTAAATTTAATAGATTAATAATTCCATTCCAACCTTTATATCTTTTACTTCTCATAAATTTTGCTTGCTCCACTTCAAATTGAAAATAAGGAGCAAGTTCATATAAAATATGAGGCTCACAAGTTAATTTAAGATAAACTTCATTCTTTTTACTAATAATTACATCATATTTCATTAATTATACCCCGCTGTGAACTTCATAAATTCTATACTGTTTTTAATAACAAAAGTGCGATTTTCTATACTTTTAATGATACTCTCAATATACTTGACCATTAATTGATAATAATCAATTTTAGTTTTTGATTTTATCAATTCAACATCTGCATTCAAATAGATATCTAAATCTGATTTCATTACACGATGGTCAAATGGTTTTTCTTTATAGACTTCTGGACTTGCTTTTCCTGAATAATACAACCATTTCTCTTTTTGTAACTCTAAAAATTTATTCTCTTCTATCTTTTTAAGTAGTGTTATGTTATTATAAATTTCATAATATTTTGAATGAAGAGTTGGTATCCTTAAACTTTCTAAATGTAAATTATCTGGATCTATTTTTGAGTCTTCATTCCATAATTTTTCAATTTCATTTATGTTCATAAATTTTAATCGGAAACTCTCATTATATCATAAATTGTGTATTTGAAAACTACATCTGCAGTTGCATATTTAACATCGGTATCGGTAGAATCAAATTGAATAGAACTTAATGATACTGGAAATAGATCTTTAAAGTTTACTTTTAAATTTGCATTATAGTTACTATTGTAAATAATCAAAGTACCATCAGACATTCCAGATATTGCATTCTGTTTGCCATTACTATTTTCATCTTCATTTAGAAGTTGTTGATACTGTCCAAAATCTCTTGGAAACCCAAATTGACATAACCAATTCCAAACTTCCAAATAATTTTCCATATCTTCATCTACCATAAAACGAATTGCTAAATCTTCAAATGATAGAACATCTCCTGGAACTGGAAGCATCTTCAATGGAGTGGCTTGCATTGCAACTCCTAAATTAATTCCTGGAATATTTGCAGAATTACAAAAGAAATCTATTTTTGGTTTTTTTTGTAAAGTGAATTTAAATCCAATTGTAGATAAAAAATTACGATTTTGAATTTGTTTTTGATATGGATTTGTACTCATTATTCCTAAAAGGTGGTTAAATTATTTATTTTTATAAATAAAGTAAACTATTATTTTTTATGGATAATTTAAATTTTAAAAATCTACAACTCTCATATCAAGCTGTCTATGATGAGACTCTTTGTGAGTCTATGGATGAGCTTGGACTTTTTGGTGAATATGATTATATTGATGAAGCAATGGCTGAAGGTCCTCGTAAGCAAAAAATGATAGCAAAGCAATTTGATCCACACGTTTCTGCTAAAGATCGTGCTACTGCTTTTAATGTTGGAGTTCGTGATGACCGTCCTCGCGATAAAAAGTCAACAGGAGGTAAAGGTGCAAGATTTTCTGATTATGGAGATAGAGGTGCTGGTAACAAAGCACGTCGCAGAGCTGGATTAGCTCCTTTAAGAGGGAATACTAGAAATGAAGAAGTAGAACTATATGAACTAATCCTATCTCATCTTCTTGATGAGGGTTATACTGATAATCTAGAAAGTGCTATTGCAATTGTAGAAAATATGAGTGATGAATGGATTCAAGATATTGTTGAAAACAAATTATGATTTAATTCACTAAAAGTGAGTATAAAGCTCCTTAAATAGGAGCTTTTTTATTGACATAAATTTTTATATGTTCTATCCTATTTTTAAATAAAAGGTATAAATGAAACTAAAAGAATTTATTCAAGAAAATTGGGAAAAATCTAAATTTATATCTTTATCTTTAAACAAAGATAAAGTAAAAATTATAAAGGATAATACTCTTTTTTTAGATTCTTTATATCCAAAGGTTCCACTTCGAACTAGAGCTTATGTTATTATTAATGATATAACTGAAAGTAGTCTACCTCGTTGCAAATGTGGAAAGTATGCAGCAATTAATACTACTCACTCTGAACAAGGATTTCGAAAATACTGCGGACCAGAATGCTCTAGATGTGATAAGACTATTGATAAGAATATTTTAAATACTCTTGATGATTATGAGTTCCTATATCAAGAAAAGATCATAGACCAAAAATCTATAGAACAAATTGCAGAAGAGCTTAAAATTTCCATTACTCCTGTAATAAAGTATTTAAAAAAGTATAATCTCTATCAATTAAATGATGCTCGAAGACGCAACACTAAAGCTAATTCTTTGTTATCTGATAGAGACGAACTTATAAATCTTTATAGCAATAACACTTTAGATGAAATCGCAAAAACTGTAGGTACTACTAAAGCCACGGTTTCTAGGTGGTTTAAAATCCATCAAATTGAAACAAAGCCCTCAAACTCATATGAAAGAAAAATTAAAAAAATATCAAATGAGGAAAATAGTTTATATGAATATGTAAGTTCAGTTTATAACGGAGAAATACAGCAATCTAATAGAAGCATATTAAATGGCAAAGAATTAGATATTTACATTCCCGAGCAAAAAATTGCAATTGAATATAATGGATTATTCAGCCATCACTATAGACCTTGGGAAGATAAAGTAGGATTAAAGAAAGACTCAAATTATCATTTAAATAAAACTATTGAATGTGATAAAAATGGAATTCAACTATTACAATTTTATAGTGATGAGTGGAATTTAAAAAGGGTTATAATTCAGAATATTATAAAATCTAAATTAAATTTAAATAAAAAAATATATGCTCGTAGTTGTGAAATTATAGAAGTTGATAGATATTCTAAAAATTCCTTTTTAAATGAATATCACCTTCAAGGTGAAGATAAAAGTTCAATTAAATTAGGACTTGTATATAAAAATAATATAATTGCAATTATGACATTTGCAAAATCTAGATTTAATAAACATTATGATTGGGAATTAACTCGCTATTGTGTAAAAGGTGGTATTAGTGTTACTGGGGGATTTAGTAAATTATTAACTTACTTTAAAACTCAATATAAAGGTTCCATCATATCTTATGCAGATAGAAGATATTCAAATGGTAATGTGTATTTAAAAAATGGTTTTAATTTAATTCACATCAATACACCCTCTTATTATTATGTGGACAAGAACTTTTTAAGAAGAGTTAATAGGATGAATTTTCAAAAGAAAAATATTGGTGCTTATGAATGTACTGAATATGAAAAAGCAAGAGAAATGGGGTTTGAAAAAATATGGGATTGTGGTTCGTTAGCTTTTGGGTTGTCATAAAAAAAGGGACCCAAAGGTCCCTTGAACATTCCAGTTAAAAATTGGATATCACATTAAGTTCTTGACGAGAACTCTTCTGTAGTATCTATTGGAGTTCTTGCTGAGTCGGCCAAGACCTTGTTCAGTACCTTCAGCGAATGGATTGGCAACAATACCATAACGAGTCTTAAAGCCAATCTTGGGCTGGAAGGTTTGCTCACCAACGGCACGAACCATTTGGAGAGGAACATAAGGACAATAGAACAAGCCAGCATCATAAGGACTTGTGCCCTTATAACCGGCAACATAGAACTGCTGGTCAGAAGTGTTAGCAGAATAGGGGTCAATATAGACCTTAAACTTACCCTGAAGAACACCGGCAAATGTATTACCAGTATCGTCTACCTGAAGATTTGCATTGAGAGCTGGGGTATAATCAAGAATACCAGCGTGAGCAAGAGCAGACGCAACATCAGCAGAGCAAAGGATCATATTGCCCTTCCCTCTACGAGTTCTTTGAGCGATAGCGTTAGCATCTCTTTCAATTTGGAAAATGAGACCTTTGAACTTCTCAACTGACCAACGACCATTGGAGTCAACATCAAGGTCAAAGATACCCTGAGTTGCAACGTTATTCTGAGCACCAGGCTCAGCAATCATATAAATGGTACGAATAACTTCGCGGTTGATTTCAGCAAGAATCTCAGTTGAAAGAATATTCGCAAGCTCAGCTTCAGCATTCAAGCCGTGAATAGCTTTCAAGTCCTGAGCTAGCTCAAGGCTGTACTCAGCTTTTAGAGCGCGGCTTCTAGCTGTAACTGAAATTCTCTCGATGGAGAGGCCCATTTCGTTGAAATAGGTGTCTGTTCCACCACCACCAAGAGCTTCAGCTTGAGCTGTGGTCATTGCCTGACCTACTCTGTAGTTTTCAGAACCAGCAGGAGCAAGAAGACCTGGATTACTACCAGCTTGAGAAGTTGTACCAAAACCTACGTTATCGTTAGTAGCACCAGTGTGGCCATAACCACTAAAATCGGTATTACCAAAGCCGGCATTTTGACCAGAGAAGGCGGTATCAACTTCGTTAAAGAAAGTCTCATTACCTTGAGGTCCTTTGTACTTAGAACGTAGTGCGAAGATAAGACCTACAGGAGCGTTCATTGGTTGTACGCCAGCCAAGTCATAAGCGACAAGGTTAGGCATTGAACGACGAATTAAGCTGATAAGAACAGGATCAAAACCAGCAACTGGACCAGCGGAATTAGCACCATAGCTAAAACCAGCAGCACCTGATCCAGCTGGATCAGTATTCATCGTAGGAGCAGCTTCTGATAGAAACTGTCTCTCTTCTCTGAGAGCTCTTTCTTGGTTTTCTAACAGGATAGCGGTAACCATTCTACGATGTGAGTCTTGAATAGACTCAAGACCGTTATAATCAAGGACTGGTGCCCACTTTTCCTGCAGATGCTCTGCATTGAACATTTGCATTTTACTTTACCTCTTTATAAAAATTGTTGTAAATTTGTTTGATTTTTATGATTTAAAAATCACTTTCTAGAAACTCTTTCAAGAGCATTTAGATAAACATCCATAGCACCACCTGAGGTGTTATATGGAACAGTTTCTGTTACAGTCTCAACTAGATAATCTTGAGTGCTTCTAGGAGTAACAGCTTTTTCAGAGAAGTAAGCTTCTCTAATTGTGGCTAATTTCTCACGAAAACTATTTTCACCATCAAACTCAACATTTTCTGCAAGAGAAGCGAGCTTTTCTTTTTGAGAAAGTGCAAGACCTTCAGACATTTCACTGACAATTGAATCAGTGACTGCTTCTGCAAGTCTTTGATTTAGAGCAACATTGGTCTCAATTTGCTCGTTGAGTTTAGTCTCCATTTCATCAAGTTTTTCTACCATACTCTCAAGTACATCATATCTTTCTTCAGGAATTGATACATAATGTTCTTCAAAAAGATTCTTCAAATTAAATAAGAAGCTTTCAGTAAATTCGGTACGAAGACCTTGGTCAATAACTAAAGCATTTTCCTTTAGCCACTCATCAGCAACGTACTCAAGATAGGAATCTACTCTTTCACTAAGGGATTCCGCAATTTCTTCAACTTCTTCTACGAGTTGCTGCTCATATTTGCGAAGAATTGCTTCTTCAATTTGTTCAGTTCTTGTATTTAGAGCAGCTTCAAAAACTGTTTTCGCTTTAAACTTGAACTCTTCGGAAAGTTCTTCACCTGAAAGAAGAGCATCAACATCTTCGCGAATTCTGGATTCGATTTCTTCAATCTCTTCCTTCATTGACTCATCTTCATCTTCATCTTTCTTTGCTTTCTTTTTCTTAGGAGATTTTTCTTCCTCCTCGTCATTTTCATCATCTTCTCCCTCTTCTCCACAGGAAGCCTCTTCTAACTCATCATACTCATATTCATCTTCATAATCTTCCTTCATTTTTTTCATTGGTTCAGCAGATTTTGCGCCACTGTTTACTACATTACGAACCTGAGCTAAAATAGCAGCAGGATCTTTTAGCTTGGCTGAATCATCATCTGGCTTGTAATTATCTACAGTTGGACCACCTAAGTCTTCCCAACCTCCAGCTCTTTGACCATCAGGGATACCTGTGGTTAAATGAGGCATTGGTTCGGCTGGTTTTGCACCAGCATTTACAGCAGTGCGAGATTGCTTAGTGCCGGTTTCCATTTCTTGTAAATTTTTTCTTCCACGAGGCATTTTAAACTCTCCGATTTGTTCTTGATTAAATCTGTATATATTTATAAAGTTTTAATTTTATATGAGTTTTAAGTAATTTTCAAAATGCTGAAGCTTTCTTTCTTCAGTTAATTTTCTTGAAATTACATCTCTTTCAATCTTATTTTTAATATTTTCAGAAATCCAAATTTGTTTCTTTGAATCATATAACCAGTTTACACCTTCCATTATTCCATTAACAAATGCATCTGGAGCTGAAGGGTCGTGTACAATATCAGCAGCAGTAGAAAGCATAAAATCTTTACCTACTACACTATATCCCTTATCTGTTGGAATAAGTGAACCAACTCCACGAGAAGAAACTCCTAATTTTACACCTTCTTCATAGAGACCAGCTGCAATTTTACCCATAGGCAAAGAAGTAAGAATCTTAGCTTTTCCCCAGAAATTGTTACCCTGTTCTCTCAGGCTAACAATATTATGAGAAACTCTATCTAAATTAATAGTAGGCCCTTGAGGATGACCAAGTTCACCTACTGCACGTCCTTTGCTTAAATATCTATCAGTATAATTTCGAACACCTTCTCTTAAAGTGTCCATTTCATATAATCTTTTGTTACGATTTGGTAGGTTACCTTGAAGGAATATGCCTTCAATAAAAAGGTTTTTCTTACCATTTACATTTTCTACAATGACTTCTACGTCATCGATTTCTTCTGTGATGAGTTTCATTTAACTAAAATTCGAAACGACTTGGACTTCTGTAATATGAATTACATTGGGACTTGAACTATCATTATATGCTGCTACTTTAGTTACTTTTCTCAATTCACCATTAGGATTAGTAACTACACCTTGAGATGAAGTATCCCAGTTTAATGTAATGCGAGTATTATAATATCCATTATATGAAGTATTATTATCATTAGCTATTACTTCAGCAAATACTGTATTAATACCAGATGGTGATATTCCAGATAATTGTACATAATCTCCGGCATTAAATGCGGAGGTCGTACCTTCTGGAATGATAACAGTAGTTGTAGCACCAGTCATAATTCCAACAGTTGGTTGAGAACGAACTGTTTCTTTAAGAACTACTTCAGAATTAGCTGAAATCCAAATTGAATTTGAAGTATTAATTCCTGGATTTGTTCCAATTTCAATAAAAGTATTTTGAGTTGGAACAATTCTCAAATACCCAGATTTCAAAGGTATTGGATTACTTGTTGAGATTCCTGCTGCTGAACCTATGCTCAATGAAGGTATCTTTTGTACTATCTTAAATGCAGACATGTTAAATGTATATTATATAATTTATTTATACTTTTTAGAGTTTATTTTAAATTTTAGTAAATCTCTCTCCACCTTATACATACTCCAACATTTGTACTTGCATCTCCAATATTCGTTACCCGAACTGAAAAAATTTCAGAATCGGTTGAATCAAAATTTTGAGATAAAAAGTTTTTCTTTGAGGTTGGACCAGACTGGATATTTGCAGAAGTTGCAGATGGTTTTTGAGAGTTTTGACTTTCTCCAGATGCATATCCACCCATAAAATCTTCAAAGTAAACGGTGCTAATCCCAGTTGCAGTTTGATTATACTCAACAACTGACTCATCATTTTCAGATACCCAAGTACCAGTGGTATTAATGCCAACTGAACTTCTAAGCTTTACAACTTCATATCTAACGTTTGAACCGTTAGTAAATACTGAAATATCTTCTAGCTTTACTGTTGATCTATTTGGATATCCTTTAAATTCATTTTTAAGTCTAATAGCAATAATTGGTACTGTAGTTCCAACTCCTACTGTTCTAAGTGGAGTTGCGTGTGAAAATTCTCTTCCAGCTTCTGTATATCCACCTTCACTCATAACAGTGGAACATAGTTGCATAAATGAGCCACCTGCACCAACTTGAGTCCCACTGTTTCTGACCTCACATCTTACTGGAAGATTTGGATTAGACATATAAACAGTAGGGAGAGTATTTGAATTATAAAATTCGTGAGCGACAATGTTAAGTCCACCTAAACTAAATCCACAACGAACTCTACCAACACCCAACCATTCAAAGTCAGTAAAGAATAGTTGAGTTTTTGTAATATCCAAATTAAATCCAGATACTCCAGTGCCGTCAAGTTTATCTTTATTCCATTGAGACTGTGGAATTCTTCTTTCTGAATTTCCTATTCCAGCAGATGTATATGAACGAATAACAAAGCTTAGAGTTCCATCTGGAGCTTGCTCAAAGAAAATTCCATCTCTGTCATCAAAATATCCAGTTCTTTTGGTAACATTTTGCTGTGCTGTACCAAAATTAAATGTGGAGAAAATCAATTGAGATTTTCCTGGCATGTAATGATGATACCTTTTAGTCTGATGAATTGCATAACCAGTACTACTTATTCCAGACTGAAGAATTGCTGCTGCTTGATTTGCTTCAAACGTTATAGTGGAACCAGTCCCAGATAAAACATTTATAAAATCTGGGTCAATAGAATATAAATGTTTATAATCTCCAAGAGTGTATGGCTCAGATACTCTTAATCTACCAAAAGCATCAATTTCAGGCTTAAACGGTTCATATAAATGAGACATCAGATTACTCTCCAGGAATTACTTTTCCAAATAAATGTTAAACTGCCATAATCATATGCAAGAATTGCTCTATCTCTGTTATCAATTAAATCATTTCCAGATGGGAGCACAGTGATATGTCTATTTGTACCCTTTGATGATTCTCCTAATTCATCTTTGACTACAAATATTTTACCTTCTCTATCTGCTTTTGGTAGAGTAATTGTGACTGCACCTGCATAATTCACCCCAATGTAATAATCTTGAGGTCTTATTGTGTAAGAAGATGTTGTTACGGATGTTATAGGAACATCCATATAAGTTAAATTGGTTTCACCTCCTCCACCTAATGTAGAAAGTTGTTGCTGAATTCTACTTAAAAATAGGTTATAATGACGATTAAGCTCGTCTAAAGTGACAAATTTTTGATTTAATGGAGTTAATGGGTCTTTAGTTTTAACCGTAGGAGGTTCTATAAAATTAGATTCAATTAAAGTTTTAGGAACTTCTTTATCTTCTTTTTTTATTTTACGAATTATCTTTTTTGTCTTTTTTGGTTCAACTTCTTCCTTTAGTTTTGACCAAAAAAAGTCATCAAATGATTCACCTACGAGGTCATTTAACTCTTCTTTTTTTATTTTTTTCCCTTCACTTATTGTTGAAAAGAAATCACTTAAATCATTGGAATCTAATCCAAAATTGTTCACTTATCACTCCTCATCCTCATAGCCATCATCTTCAGAATCATCATAGTCATCATCTTCATCTTCAGGGTCTTCTTCAAAAATACTTGAAGCTACATATGGTTTTACAGCTTCAACTCTTTCAGCAGCCTTTGAATAAAGAGATGCCATAATTGCATCTCTAATTGCATCTGGGCTTTCGTCATCAATAATCATTTTTCCAATGTTTGCCATATAGTTTTAAATAGGTAATTTTTTATATTTATTGAATTAAATTTCTCCAACATTGGGTGGAGTTATTCCTTTCTCGGATGCTGTGGGTTCTTGCATTGGAGACCCTAAAGCTTCTCCCCCAACTGCACCTTGTTGAGGTTGACCTCCATCCATACCTGGAACTCCTTGCTGCTGCATCATTGCAGCTTGAGGGTCTGGTAATATTCCTTTTTTAATTTCATTTTTAATCTGCTTATCAATATCTTGAATTTCACTATCAGATTGCCCTAGTACCGTTTTTCTAACATACTCAACTGAAAAGTACTTACCGAGATAAGGCTCCATCGCAGAAATAACTGCTAGTTTATCATTTAGAATTTCATTCTTCTTTAGATCTGCAAAATGATTATCATAAAGAAAATCAAATTGAATATGGTCTGATAATCTTGTCCAATCTTCTGGAGTGACAATGTTTTTAAGAATTAGCTGAGTTTTCAGCATATCTACAAACATTTGAGAGAACCTTTTTCTTAATCTACCCACAAAACGAGTAAACTTAAGCTCATCTCTTAAGATTTCAGAAGATCTTCCTAGATTGAAACCACCACCTGCATCTAAACGTGTAGATGGTACGCCAAGTGATTTATAAAGTTTCTTTTGAAAATATTCAAGGTCTGTTAGTTCTCCTAAGTTTTGACCACCAGGTAGTGTTTGAACTTCAGTTCCCTTACCATTATCTCTTCTAGGAAGCCAATAATCTTCCATCATCGCCATATACTTACGATCATCTTTAATCTCACCAGTGCCTTGATCGTAAATTAATTTATTTCTATAGCGATTCATTACATCTTTCATATATTGTTCTGCCTGGTTTCTAGGCAGACCTCCAATATCAATGTAGAAGATTCTCTTTTCACTTGAACGACTTAATCTGTAGATAACTAAACTATCCTCAATCATTCTTAATTGATTAAGAGATTTAATTGCTTTATGTAAGCAAGACAAAATAGTTTGACGATTCCTATCTACCAGTCCAGATGTGATATAAGTTACTGAATCTTTTGTAAGTTTAACTGCTTTAGATGCCGCAGATGCACTTGTATGAATACTTGATTGAGTTGGTGTATAGCCAACATTAGGGTCATATAGATAATATTCTTCTATTAATGGATTTGAAATATCATCTAATATATTACCTCTTGACATTATAGAACGTACTTGTGCAGATAAAGTACTTTCTTGTGTTTTTTTGAGTTTACGAATAAATTTAATTTTAAGTGGGTCAATATAACGTACTTCTTGAATACCCTTACTCGGGTCTTTCATATCGATTACTTTATGATAGTAAATTCTACCATCTATATACCAGTTTCTAAAGATTTCGTGGGCTTTTTTATCAAAGTCCATTATCTCTTTAATATATTTAAATTCTTTTCTTATTGCATCTTTTAATTTATCTGTAGCATTCAAATTTGAAAGTTCAATCTCAACTGGGCTATCATTTAAATCAGAAACTATTGCTTCATTTACAATATCTTCAATGGCACTATCACACTCAGGGTGAAGTGCCATCTCTCTATACCTACGGACTAAATCCGCTTCATTTTTATATACACCCTCAATATCTACATATTGGCCATAAAAGCCACTTGTAATGTAGTAATCCGATTTATCCTCAGAGTTTTGAGGGACAGGAGAAATAATTTTACTATTTTTTTTCTCCTGTCCCTCTTCAATTTTAAAACCAAATAATTTTGCCATTATAATATTAAATTAAAATTTTACCTATTGATATTTATACTATATTTGTTGACCAAGAGTTCCACTAACTCCATCAACTGCTTGATTTGGATTTTGCCCTGAAAAAATAGTGGTTCCATCTGGTTTTAATGCATCCCACCATTGAACTTCAAAGGTTACATTAAATTCTTCAATAGAATCTGAAGAATCATATGAAAGTGGAATTGGATCAATAGATGTTGGAAAACAACCATAAAGTTTATATCCTTTTAATATCTTCATACTATTTACTGGGCGTGGAACATCATTGCTCTGCGAATTGACAGGGCTAGCAGCATCAGAAGCTTCATTTCCTCTAGATAATTGATATACTGATATATCAGTTTGGTATGTATTTGGAGTAATTGCACCTGCATTATCCTCGTGCCTATTCATATAATTACTCCACTTTTCAAATGCATCACGAATTCTAAAATTAGTATCATTTAATACAGTAATTGTCCAAGGCTCATAAGTTCTATCTCCTGCTAATTTCAAAGTTCTTCCTCTAAAAGGAACTGGAATTGAATTTATAGTAGATCCTGGTAATTGAGCAGCTTTAATTAAAAATCTTAGATCGGTATATAAATCATTTGCATTTGATCCCTCAATTTGTTGTAATACTGAAGTTGGAAATGGAATAACACATTCGAATAGATTTGCTCTAGCTCCACCTCCAGTTAAGCGACTTCTAAAATCATAAATTGTTCTATCTGTATATCTTGGTGCATTATTTGCCATTGTTGAAATCCTCCTTGAATGAAATTAATTAGAATTAGATATTCCCTACAACTTCACTGAAGGATATTCCAGTTCTAGTTGCAACGAAGGTTATATTAATAAAGTTAATACTTCTCGCGGGCTGAATGAAAATATCAGCTCTAAATTGATTTGAATCAATAATATCAGGAGTATTGTTACTTTCATCACAAACTAAAAGATAATCAGTGATGCCTCTCTTGACTCTTATATCACGAAGATATGGGTCAACTAGATTAATGAAGTTTGTTCTTGTAATTGCATCATTAAATTCAAAGAGTTGAGACCTTGCGGCTTGTTCTATTGTTCTTTCGATAGTGAGGAACAATCTTCGAACATTAATTCTATCAAAGGCAGATATATATGAAGATGCTGTCTTATCACCATATAGAATGATTCCTTGCCCAGGAGACGCTATAATTGGATTAATACCATTTGAGTACAATTCATCTCTTTGTGATTCTGTTGGATTGTATGCAAGACGAATGGCATTATTCAACACTCCTCTGGATGCACCAGCGGGAGAGAACCAAGGATACTGATTAATAGAAGTTCTTGCCATCAAACCAGCAACATCAGAATTACAAGCTAAGTAGAGAAACTGCTTGTTATATCTATCATAGGTATACTTATATCCAGCATCAAATACTGCATAAGTACTTCCATTTACTCCATTGAAAAATTCCACTATATTCTCTGTCTGCTGAGCAGAATTATTCATCGAGTTTAATACCCCAGTTTGATAAGCTGATACAACAGCCATACAATCTTTTCTTTGGTTTGCAATTGCAACAAGTTGAGATGCCTTAGCCTGAGCTTCAAAAATGTTGTCGCCTTTAGCTGGTCCACCTAAAATATAATTAATGGAATATTCGGCAGGATTTTCAAAAATTGAATATTTTTCAGTGATAGAACTTTCAGATAAATCATAGGATTCAACTCCACTTGCTGAATAATCAGAACCATAATTAAGAGCATATTCTTTATTTCCAGTTACTTCAAAGAAAGTATCACTAGAATCAGTCTGCCAATCTCCTCCAGTATATGTTGAATATGAATCTATATCTGCAAATTTAGTTGAAGCCCCACTAGTTGCTGCTCCCACAAACAAATAACTTGAATTATCACGAATATAATCCTTATAGTATATTGATTGAGATGATGCCACTTTACCATCTGTAGCTTTAGATAGCTTTTCAAATTTTTCTAGTATTTCTCCTACATTTCCAGATAAAGTTCCTTTATTATCAACTACTACTATATTGATTTCATCATTTCTTCCGCCCTTAGATAGAGTGTATTCCGAAGTTGAGGGTCTTCCTGCAATATTTTTCCAATTGACTGAGCTAGTTCCTAGTATTAATGTTTGTTGGTCATACCAATCTAATAGTTTGTAATTACTAGTCGGAGAATATGATGCAATTGTTGATGCATTACTTCCTATGATATTGATAGTAGAACCTTCTGGAATTGAAGCTAGTTGTTTTTTGGGAGCGTATTCAATATAAGTAGATGTTGAATTCGTAGTATCGTGTCTTGAAATAAGTTTAACATCAATTGATGAATTACCAATTCCAGTTATAATTCCTTTTAAATATCCATTAAAAACAGTAGGTGTACTTTGATTGATTGGTACGCTAACTCCTTGACCAACTACTATATTAACTCCAGTTGTTGATGAAGTAGTTGAAACTGTTCCAAATCTGAAAGTTCCATTATATTCGGTTTCACCATCTGTAAAAGTAAATGGTGGAGTTACATATACAGTACCTATTCCAAGTGAGGTCACTGAAGATAGTCCAGTTAGACTTGAATAATCTCCTGGTACTTGTACATATTTACCAATCATTGCAATATCAGTAGTAATTCCAGTAATTTGTCCTGGAGCTGTAGATACTGCTGTTCCAGTTTTGGTAGTAGTTACATCAAAAATCTGAGTCGTTACAGTTGTTTCAGTTGTATTAATACCAGAAATAATTTGGTCAGCAGCTGCATCAATTGTATATACTGTTAATGCATTACCCCAAGTTCCTGGATTTTTAGCAGCAAATGTAAAATTATTAAGAGTATTATCTAATAATTGACCTGTTTTGCCATTATAATCTTGAACTGATTTTATTTTTACACCTCCAGTTGAACCAATCCCAACAGGAATATATGCATTCCCCATTGCTTTATTGGTATTACTATCAGCACGAACAATTCTCATTATACCGCCGTATGACAAATAGTTCGAAGCAGTTAGCCAATATTCGTTTTGACCGTCTGTTAGCTTAGGGTCACCAAATACACTACGTAATTGCTGTTCATTCTGAATTAAAACAGGAAGATCAACTGGACCTTTTTGAAATGGGCCGACAAAAGCTGCAACTTGGTCATTAGTTTGATCAATTCTACCAAGTGTTAGGTCAATTTCTCTAATTTTAACTCCAGGTGATACTAAATTTACCGCCATCTGTTTACCTCAATAAGAAGTCTATTTTTATCTATAAGTATTTATAAAATAGACTTCTTATTCAGTACATATAATTATAAGATCCCATATTTATATCAAACTCCAACGACTCATATGCTGGAGATTTATTTGCAGCTATCCATAAATCTCCAGTGCTTTTGTCTATAATTCTTTCTTCATCACTATCTATGCCATCATTGAAAAACCCAAGAGGTATTAATTCAGAATCTAATTGCTCTTTTTGCTCCTCTGATAGCTTTTTTCGAATATCATTATTTGTTAAGTCTTTAAAGTAATCTTGAACTATAAACCAAGCAAATATAACTAAACAACTAACCAAATCATCATTTGCTCCTATTTCAGCTTCATATGAATTATTTTTTGAAATATATGTTGTAAGCTCACTAATTATTTCAATATCACGAATGAGTAATTTATCATCTTCTACAATAGTTTTTAAATTTGAACACCCTACTCTTTTTACTTGTTTTGATATTTTAAGGCCATATTGACTATTCTTCCCGTAAAAATTTTGACCAATTACTTGACCTGCTCTTCCATTTACCATACTCATCAGAAGATTTCCATATTCTAAATCATAATGAATTGTTTTTGCGACTTGCTCACCTACGCTTGCAATTTCAACAATTATGTATGCATTGTTATAAGCAACTGCTACTCTTTTAATAATGTCCGCCAGTAACATTGGTTTCAATTCATTATTTTTATATTTTGCTGCAATCGTATATGGTATTGACGTTATATCAAATACAATAAAAGCGTGATAATCTTTACCAACACCTTCAGAGCAATCTACTACTATTAAATATATTCTATTCTTTTGAGGCTCTTTGTAAATATCTAAACTATCACTTCTAGATATTGGCTTATCGTGTACTAATGTCTTTAATTTTGATGGTGCAATTAAAGTCCCAGCAGAACCTAAGAAAGAACATTCAAATTCCTGATTCCAAGCATCAGCTCCAATGTTTGAAATTGTTTGTTCTCTAAATTTCTTATCTCTTCCTGGTATTTCATTCCAAGCTACTTCTGTCGGAACATATTCATTTTGACCCCTTTCAGCTTCAGTCCATAATTTATAGTACATATTCATCCCTTTAGGGGTTTGATGCCCAAGGAAATTATTGTACAACACTGAATGACACCACTTATCTTCCTCTATTTCTGGTAAAGAAAAATCATAAACTTCATTTTCAGATTCTTCTATATTTTTTATTTTATACCATACTAAATTCTCCTTTACATTATCAATTAAAAATTCATTAAGATTGTCTATATTTAATTGAATTAATTCTTTTTTAAGTTTTAATAATTCAGTTCTTGAAATATTTTCAGTTTGAATAAAATATTTTTTAAATATTCCAAGATTTCGAATATCATTATTATAATTTTCTTTTAAATATTTTTTGGCAAATGGAATAATATCATTATTATTTCCTATTCTATTTTTATATTCTACATTCTCAAATGTAATTTGCTTTCTTTTTAAACGAAATCCAATATCAGTTAAATATTTAATGGCTTGATTTCCATTAATTTCAATACAATAAACACTAGATTCTACTTTTACTTTTTGAGTAGGAGCCGTTTTATGAAAATTGACATTTCCTAAAACACCTAAATTTGCTAATAATAATTGAATTTGTTGTATCAGTTCTTTAGAAGTTGAAGTATAAGTTACTCTCATTCTATTATTATTTGAACATCCATCCCCATCAAAAAGGCCCTGAATTAGAGCTAAAATATTATCTTTAGATAAAGATAATAAACGTTGAGGTATTACCTTTTTTGGAGATTTTAAACCAATATCAAAACCAATATGTTTTATAAAACTTACTAAATCCTTTGAATTTATACAATAATGAAAATCATCTTTTTTTGTATAAGTTAGATTAAGTTTATTTAATTCTTCTCTTATATCATCTCCAGATGTTATTATAACCTGACCTCCAGTTATATTGTTAGTATCCTTACTTACAATATCTCTTGCGTAACCTTCAGCTATGAATAATCCAAGAAAATATGAAATATCTGGAGTAATGTACTCGCAACTAAAAGTATTTTTAGATTTTCCTTTTTCAGTATAAAACCCAATGTAATCATCATTTCCAAAAACTTGTTGATTATAATGAACCGGAATATAATCACCTATATTTAAATCTTTACTCTTAACCCACCCATAAGTTCCATTTTTACAAGCCCATAGCTTATGTTCGTGTGAGCATTCTAAATCACCATATCGTGTTTTTATGATTTTAGTCGGAGCTTTCCCATTATTAAATACTATATTTCCACTTCTAAATTTATCCATTCCATAAACTGAATATTCATCAACTTCATATGCACCATTTCGAGAATGATCTATAAAATTATCAATTTTTGAATACCCAGATGGAGTTAATACATAAGTATTTTTAACGACACAAGAAACTATAATTACTTTTGTATCTTTACCTGAAGTTACAGTGGGGTAAGTTGATCTGAAAAATTCTTCGGCTATTTGATTTGGAATAAAAGCAAATTCATCTAGGAAAATGATATTATAAGTACCTCCTCGTACTGATGAGGCTGAAGTCGAAGCTGCTAGAATTTTAGAACCATTATCTAATTCTAAAGATGCTTTGTTCCAAATTTTAACTCCGTGTTGCATCCATTTGGGTAAATTTTCATATGCAAGTTGGAGTCTTGCTAATAAATCCTTAGCAGTTTGTGCCTTGTTTGCGAGAATTGCAATATTTACATCACTATTAAAAATAGCATAATGCAATAGATATGATACTGCGGTTGTCGAATTGTGAGTTGGAATAAAAGTTTTTCCACATAAGAAAAGATGGTCTTCACTATCAACTCTAATGCAAGCTACAGGTACACTGTCAACTTTTTCTATTTTTTGAATATAGTGTCTTTTATCTTGAATTCTTGTTGATTTAAACTTATCTATTAAATTTATCTTTCTTGGTAAATTAAATACAACTTCTTTTGTAGTAAATGAAATCGTATAGTATAAACACCCATTTATTTTTTTAACTCTTACTTTAGATTTAATGCTTAAGGTTGAAAGTAATTCAACTACTTGCTCTATAAGCTCATAATTTTTTTGATAGAATTCGAATGATCTACTATTTGGCTTTACTGACCCATCAGTATCCATTAATCCTCTTAATAGCTCTAGTCTATCAGAGTATGATGCCCTTAAATATTTTTGAGGTATATGTTTATTTTTTAAAAGTTTATTTTCTTTTAATTTTTGATATAAATTAATACACTTAAATCTTATACAATTATCTTGTTCTTTAAAATGTTCAACTTCTATTTTAGTTTTATAATAACTAAAATCATCTTTGTGTGATATAACTCTTCCATCTGCAGAGTATCCATCCCCTAACCAAACTCCAAGTAAATATGGATTAATAGGAAGTTCACCATCTATAAAATTATCAATATGTTTAGCTAATTCAATATAGTAAGAACCTTGTACACCTAATCCTCTTTTATTTTTAGTTTTCTTTTCATATACATTTGCTATATCTTGAGTTCTAAGTATTTTCTTACCAGAAGTCCAATATGAACTGTTAACTTCCCATAAATGGTCAGCATCCGCAATAATTTCTTCACCATTATCAAAATAGAGCTTATAGCAACTATGATTATACATAGTTTCAGTCTTCATTGTAACTGAAACTGGTCTACCATTAGGAGACAAGATAATATCACCTACTTTAATCTCACCCATTGTAGTCCAACCTTCTGGAGTTGGAATAGGAGTATCTAATGCTAATGCCTTTCCACTCTGCCGAGGCAGTTTACATATATTAAAACGATTTTTATGAAATCTAGTAATAAGTTTTTCTTGAAACTTATACATATTGAAAGGAACTACCCCTTCATCTACACTAATAATTTTAATATATTTTTTGGCAAAATATACAGGGTCTTTTCGGCATTTAATTATTTCATCTACTTGTTCTGGAGTAAACTCAATATTAGTATATGCTTTTTTTAATTGAGGATTACCAGAATATATTTCAGAACTCATTGTTTAAGTACGACTCCTAAGTCACTATAAACTTCCAATGTGGAAAGATATAATTTAACACAATATTTAGCCTTCTCTCTCATCTCTTCAATATTATTACAATTATCTAATTCTCTAGATATTTTTTCATACTCAAAAATTTTACTTAAATTTTTAAGTTCAATTTCATCTGGATTCATTTTTTATTATCTCCTGAAATTACGTAAGGTTTTGTTGGGTCAATTCTTGAAGGCTTATATGACAATACTATTGCACCTGGATAAACTTTATTAACTTCAAACGTAACTTCTTCTTTTGTTGGAACTTTCATATTTGGGAAAAACATTTGAAGGGTTTTAGGTATTCCTCTCCAAGAAAGAAGAATAGTGAAGGTATTTCCATTAATTTGTAATCTTGTATACTCTTCCTTTAATTTTTTAGATGTTTTCCCCCAATTTGCAGCTCCTACTTTACGGCATTTGACCAAAGCAGCAGAACCATATGCGCTGGGCCAGACTGAAAATCTAGATTTTACTTTATAGTAACAAGCATCTTTAGTACCACTTCCCTTTCCTGGTATATCTTTTTGTCCTTCATTTAACCTAACTGATTCTTTAATACCAGGCTCTGCTTTTATATAATTAGGATCTCTTTTGCCCTTTGCGAATGTTTTAACCATTTTAGGTTTAGATGCCCCACTTTTTTCTTGTTGCTCGGGGTCTTGCTTTCTTTTTCTACGAATTGCAGAGTTTATGAGAGATTTACCTTTTTTACCTAACCTTTTAAGTGATTTCAGCCTTCCGCTACTAAAGCACTTTGGAGTTTTAGTTTCTCCAGGTTCATTTGCACATGGGCTACCATCCGCTTGCACCCAACCTGGTTTTCCATCTTTTGATTTGGAACCTTTAAACCAATGATGAAGAGTTCCTTCCGATACTGATGATTTTTTTGCTTGTTTTTCTAATTTGTTTAGTCTCGTATAATAATCTGGTATCTCATTTAAATGTTGGAGTGCTATAATTTTAGCTAAGTCCTCATCTTTAGTATGTTCTTTTTCAATTTTTATTCCAGCCTTTAATTGGTCTAAAATTAAAGAAGAATCTACTTTATGCTTCTTTGCAATTTCTTGAGGACTTTTGAAAGAATTTATTTTATCGGTTTGTTCTCTAAACTCTTGAAATGTTTTCATTTTAGTTTATAGTTATTTATTTTTGTATGTTTTCTTTCAAAAATTTTTGTAGTTCTGCAGTCGAACCGACAAAAACTGCATTAGTTGTTTGATTAGTAACAGATGGTTTTTTACTAGAAGTCTCTTCTTCTTTTATTTTCTTCATTTTTTGATGACGGTCCAAATACCCATCATCTATTTCTTTTGCAATTTTAATTAGTTGCCCAACAACTTCAAAATCTCTAGCTTTTTGTGTATTTTTTGCAATCTCAAACATTTCATATATCACATCATTAATTGTAGAAGTTAAATCATAGTTATTAGTACGAGAGTAATCATAATCTAAATCAATCTCTTCATTTTGATTCGTTTTTTTATTCTTTTTATTATCTTTGATAATTTTATTTGATACTCTACGAACTTCGTCAGGCTTAATGTCAATAATTGATGATTCAATGTCTAATGCCTCGTCTATTGGGTCAAATCTTTTTGTCATACATCTTCATCCTTTCTAGGGCTATAAATTTTACCATCATCAAAATTAAAATTCTCTTCATTAAAATCAAAATCATCTCCAAATTCTATCAATTCATCATCTGATGAATTTATCACATTAATATAATCACCATCTTGATGTACTGAAATTGTGGTATCATCTTTTCCTCTAACTACTGTAATTAGATTATCTTCAATCTTAGTTATATACATATTTTCATTATTAATCTGAATATATGTATTTTCTTCTAAAACTGCTCCATCTGAAACATTAAATTGATTAGTTAATCTATCTATATTTTGAGCTAGAGTCGTTGTTTCATCATTATCATAATCTTTAACTGCTCTTGGAGTTGCAATATATCGAAGCTGTCTAGAAGCATTTACTCTTTGAGTATTTGAATAATAATCAACTTGTACTTTTTTAATCAGCTTAGAGTTCTCGTCTGAAGGTATTGGACCATAAAAATATATTTTAGCACTAAAATTTAAAGTGCATTGTATAAATCTTCGAGTTTCATAATATCCATCATATTCATCCTGGAATGGTGATATACTTTGCAAAACAATAGGAATATCTTTAGTATCTCCTAATGATGAAACTAAATTTACTGATAAATTATATTCAGGTTTAAATATTGGTATTATTTGCTCTACAATTTGAAACATATCATCATTGTTTTTTGTAGCTATTGAAAGCTCAAATGGTAAAACATAAGGAATTGGCATAAACAAATTAGTTGGCGTATTATTTGAGCCATATCCAGCTTTAAATGTTTGAGTCGATTGAGACTTTCTAGATGCATCATAAGTTAATTGACCAATCTGAAATGACATTCTTGGTAGAGTAATCGCTACCCTATTTCTTAGGTCTGGTTTTTGTTCAATTCTCGCTAAAAACTTTTGAATTGGTCCATATGCCAATGGTACTTTAATATAACTGAAATCTTCACCTTCATCGGTTTGATGGCGGATGTATATGTTATTAAATAAAGTACCAAAGGCTGCACTAGTTCTCCTTATTATTTCGTGATAGGAGTAGTTAATTGCCATATAAATTATAAATTATTCTAATTTATTTAGAATTCTCCAAATGGATTTATCTCTGAGAAATCTATAACACTATCTGCTGCTGTTTCAATTTCATCATTAGATGCATATGCATCATATATGTCATCAGTTTCAATGGAATATACTTTATAACTACCTCCCGCTCCAACTATGTATTCACCTTCAGTGAAGCCACCATCGATGATTGAAACTTTTAGTATCCTAGTGTTAGAATCCCAATTTTTAACATATGCTTTTGTGCTCGTTGATTGTCCTTGTACAATTTCATTAAAGTTATAAGTACCTGATGTAATTGTAGCTGATGGGCCAATTTGAATGCTTGGGGTCTGAGTATATCCAGCTCCAGCATTGAGATACCTAACGGAACTTACAGATCCTTCACTTGTGATTACAGAGATTGCTGATGCATTGTTCCCAGATGGTGATGTTGAAATTGAAACTACAGGAGAAAAACTATAATTATCTCCTCCATCTATTATATTAATTTTACCTAATACTCCTGTATTAATTATACAAGTGCCAATAAATCCAGTACCAGATGTAGATATAATTGTAACATTAGGTGAAGATATGTATCCATATCCAGGGTCTGTTATTAAAATTTTATCTATGGTGCTATTATTTCCTAGTCGTCTTAAAGTTGCAACAGCTTTTGCAGTTGCTCCACCTTCGGGGGGATTATCAATCTGTACTAATGGAGTTGACTTAAATCCGTATCCACCATTTAGTATATCTACATATTGAACCGATTTAGAATTTACATTATTAGTTGCTAACCCTACAGTTATTTGAGCATTTTGAGCAGTTTCGGCTACCATCTGTAAAGTTTGCATATATCCAAAATCTTTCACTGAATTATCTACTTCTGTAATGCCAGTATCAATAATTTCATCTTCATATTCAAATATTTCACATTTTAATTGATATGTATACAAATTGTTCAATTGATAAAAAGGTGATTTCACTTCTACATATTTAACCTCGAACAAAGCATTATCAATTGGAAAATAAATTAAATCACCTTCTTGTGGTCTAGATGTTAATTTTATATTAGACGAATTCGCTATAAAAGGAATAATACTTTGCTCATATCTTTCCTTTGATATTACAAAAGTAATAGCATCAGAAGTTCTAACTCCAAATTTACTTAATATATCTCCTTGGCCACCAAATCCATCATATGTTAAAACATAAGCTTCAAGTGAAAACCCAGAATCAAATTTAGATACTAGTATTTCTTTTATAATCTCTTTTTCATTTATAATCTTTCTTGGTAGATATACTATATCTTGACCTCCCATTCTGATTAGTTCATTTACTAAATCTTGAACTAACCCTTGCTCGCTTTTAGTGCCGTTTAAAAAAAATGGATTTAATGACATATTAACCTATTAGACCTAAAGGTGGCAATTCATATTCTTCTCTTAACTGACGTTCAATTACTTCTAACTCACGCTCTGCATCTGAATAGAGTTTCTCACCATTCATAGTAACTCCACCCAAAAGTTGAACATTGTTAAATTTACTTAAATTTTGACCCCATTGCTTTTTAATAGATGCAATTAAATATTTTTTGAGCCAGTAATCATTATAAATTTTAGGAAACTCGTTAGGATCTACAATTCTATAACAATCTATAATTATGTAATAATTTTCTGTTACTTGAGACCAATCAATATCTAAGTATAGACGATGATTTTTCTTATTAAATCTAATTTGAACATCAGGAGAAATAACCCTACTTATTTCCTCCAAGTAGGTTTTAACCATTGCATAATTTAAAAGATCCAAAGTTCCAAAATAATATAAATCATTTAGGAAAATTTGATATTTAATATTAAACATTCCACTTGAAATGCTAGTAGTATCCATTTTAAAAATACTATTTACACTTACTACAGTATCTGGTAATGGAATAAAATTTTGAGCTTCTTCTGTAATTGAAGTTGTTATACCAGTTAATGAATTTGAAGTCTGATATACTGGAGTTTTTCTAATTACATCTAGTTCACTTCTAAGAATTTTATGCTTTAAAAATACTCTCTGAATTCCATCAAAATGGCGCTCTTGAAAGTATTGAAGAGCATCATCTAATCTATCATTTAACTGCTCTTCACTTACATTAATTTCAGAAACTGGAGCACCTAATGCTCGTAAACAATATTCTATTAGTTCGTTTCTTGAATTAGGTTGCGCCATTTTAATTTACTTTACCTTTAACTATTTATTTTTGTAGAATAGCCTTTAACATAGTTTTGATTTCAGATATATCATCTTCTATTTTAGTTAAACGATTTTGATTATTAATCAATCTATGTTTTATCTTCAAATACTCATCGTAACTATTATCATTCATATTAATAATTGCATCAGTTGTTTCATCTCGATATAACCCATTGTAACCCTTAACTTTAATCATCGTGTTGCAATAATCTTGAGATTTTTAATTTTAGGAATGTAAGCTTGATTAGTTCCAGTCATAATTATCTTAACCTGAGCTCCAGTAAATGTATACGGAACTTCTACAGTATACTCATACTCCTTATAATCCTGTTCATTATCCGAGCTTGGTATCATTCTATCGGGAAGTCCTTCATTTTTATTGATATCAATAACATTTCCCGAAGAATCTATATTTGAATACCCTGGGAATAATTCATATAATTGATAACTATCGGGAGAGTCATCTCTAAACAATCTGTAGGCCACTCTTATTTTATTAGTATTATGTCGATATGCATTAAATGTAACTTTTAAGCCATCTGCTGGATTTTTTAAATTAAATCTCTTAGACACATAAATTGTAGAATTTGGGTCATCAATTAATGAATTTACTCTAGAATCAGTAATCCAATTAGAGACTGGATCATCAATTCTATTTGACCTTGCAATTACTCCAATTGTATCTAAATTTATAACAGGAGATAGTTTACTATTTTCGGTTCTATTTAAATTTAATTTTAATATGAAAGAAGTTGTGTTATTCTGCTCATTAATTTTTGAGTATATTGCTCTCATAGAATCAAACACATTATATGATTCCAATGAACAGTTTTGATATCCTGTGTCTCTATATGGAACCTCTACTCCATTTACACTTGTTGATGTATACGTTTTACATTCAGCGGTAACTCTAGAACGTCCCGGAGTAACAATGTCTGTAATTAATTTTAAAGAATTAAATGGAACATTATAGCTAGTTCTAGGAGTATTTACTATTCCTAGAGGTGTTGTGACGTTACTAGCTGTTTTAGTTTTAAAGAAATACTTATTTGAATCATTTACTACTTTAATATAGAAACTATCAATTTCTGGTTTATATTTTCCAGAATTACTTACACTATGAGTATTATTAATTTTTCTAAGAGAAATCCCATTGAATTCATATTTATATACTAAAGTGTCGCTCTCATCATCTTTATTTGGAGTATATTCATTTGCCTTTGTATTATCAATTTCTCTTCCACTTATTGATATTTGATGTGGAGTCGTCGTTGTTGTCACTCCATTATATCTAATTATTTCATTTTCTATCATTAAATACCCAACGGTAGACCCCCCAACTGTCCTACCTTCAAATAACTTAAATTGATTTGCGTCTTCTACTTGTATTGTTGAGCTATCTAAATCAACAACACTAAGTAATTTTGTTGGCATATAATCAGGCTGAACTGATGATATTACAACTGAATTTCCAGATGAATACATTCCGTGATTTTTTGCATTTATCTTTAAGTATAATCCATTTTCTATCTCTTCAAATGAATCTGGTTGAATTCCGTTAAGAGTTGTATTGCCTATAATTAAATCATTCGAAAGTGATAATGCACCTTGAACTTCATCTATAATTATTGAATTATAATCAGTCACTATTCCTGTTGTATTTTGAACCGTAAGAATTATATTAGAACCTAAATTTTCAGTATCTCCGTTTTCAATTGTTAAGATATCGCCTATTGAATAACCATTTCCACCAGCAGTTACAGTAGCTTGATATGCAACTCCGGTGCCAACTCCTAATGTTATTCTACCATTATTTCCAGATCCAGTTAAATTAATTAATCCAACATCTGTATAATTTTTAACTCCATCGGTATATCCAAATCCTGGATTTGTTATAGCAAGAGTATAACCTGTATTTAAAGAACCTAAAACTCCAGTCACTTTCGCATTAAACACAGAGTTATTAGATTGAGTTAGCAAGTCTCCAGAATTTAAGGAATTAACCTGACCATTTGTTAAATTATTATTTAAATTGACATATAAAGAGCGGCTATACGCTTGAATTGAATTTTGTGATAATTTTTTAACCTGATTCGTATTTAAATCATCACTATCACTTGAGCTTATAAAATAAACAGAACCAGTTTCTTCCGTAAATTCAGCTCGATATAATGTAAATTTAAGGTCATCTCCTCGGCTTGGCTCCCAAACAGATGCATTTTGTGATTTAAATAGAAGACCATCAAAAGGTCTAGATATTCTTACTTGATTAGTTGATAATGTAGAAATATCATATTCGCCTTCTCTAGATATCCAAATTGAATAATCATTTGAATTTGAAGAAATTATCAAGCTATATTCTTCATTATCCCCTTCGAGATAAATTGGAGCAGGAAATTCAAAAGTTGTAGCTATAGATGCATCTTCGGATACTTGAATATCATTAGGTAATAGAGTAACTCTACTATTTTTTAATACGTTCTTTGAAGGAACTCCATTTTCTACAGTTCTTATTTCAACTTTAATTGGAATATTACCAATGTCTTTTGTTCTAAAGTAAAGGTCACATTTGGTTAAAAATATTCCAGTAGTGTCATTAACCTTAAAAGTTTGAGCTAGAGGAGTTCTATATACTGGATTTACTCTTAATTTTCTAAATTCAGTACTTTCATTATCTTCACTATTCGGCTCTATAGGTTGAGTTTCAGATGTATTTTCATCAATTTCTTCTATATTATTAAATACTCTATAAATTGTCTCGGCATAACTATCATATGGAGTTAATGATTTATTATTTCTACTATTTGTTGTTAATACAAAACTCTTTTTCCCTGAAGTAAATCTTGGATTTGTCTCATCAGATTCATCTGGAATGAATAAAGAGCCAATAAATTCTCCACTTTCATTTGTAATCACTCTAACATCTTTAACTTTTGCTTTTGCTCCACTTGTTTCACCTACAAGTATCATTCCTTTAGATATATTACCAGAATACATTCTTCTAGTATTTGATGCTAAAGAATCAATATCTATGTTTAATATTGTAGATGTTGTTGAATAGTTGTTTGGAATTATTGAATTTATAGAATATGGATTAGTATTATATTCTTTAGTTGGATTTGTAATGAGTCCATATTTATGTCTAGGGTGAGCTAAGTTAAATGTTATATTGGATTTATTTAAATGAGTTCCTCTTACTAATTCATTTATACTGAATACTCCTGAAATCATTTCAATTTCAACTAATTTTGGAATTAAATATGAACCAACATTAATATTATTAAAAAATGGATAAAATAGAGTATTTGGTTTCAATGCAGTCGCTATTACCTTAATATTTCTTCTTCTGATGAAATGTTTAGTATCATCATCTTCTTCTTCATCTGTAGTTGCAGCTGAGGTTTCTTCTGAACTTGTACCTGATGTATCATCTGCTGTATTTCTCTCTCTAGTTTCACCATCTTCTACATTCAATGGCCCAGTTTCAGGGTCATCAGTCAATTCCCACATATCATTAGAGGGGTATAAGAATATATTTCCAACCCAACTAGAATTGTTGATGTTTACATCGACTGAATTAGATGCAAAAGTATTTTTTAAATATTCAACATTATCATAATCTAAACACACAATATTTTCTTTTACTTTAATATTGGTGCTTAATCCTGCATTTACTTCTAAATCTACATAAGCTTCACTAATTTTTGGTCTTAACTCTTTATTTTCTGTATCAACGTAAACTCTGTATAATTTATTTTGTACATCTCCTTTATTTTCTTTTGTAAAATTATCTACAAAAAACCCAGTTTTATATCGATTTAGATTTGTAATTCTATCAATAATATCTAAATTCTGAGCTTCAAGTTCTAAGAGTGATAGATTAGTATCTTTTTCAAATGTATTTAATTTGTTTTCTAGTTTAGAGATATCTTTCATCGTATATCTCTTATTTTTTCTAGTTTTAATTTTAATATCTTTTACATTTACAACGTATGGGGGTAAATGTAATCTAGCAACTTCTAAAGATTCATTTAAGTTTTCAGGCTCTCTTGGATCTATTGATGGCACTCCACTTATTAAATTAAATTCCCCATTCTTAGTTAAGAATAGTTTATCAATTCTAGGTAAATAATATCTGTAATTAATAACAATATTAGTATTTTTTGCAACTATTGAATTAGATGATGAGTTTAAATCACTAAATTCTCTTGATCTAAAATCAAATGGAGATATTGATGAAGCTATATTATATGGAGTTACTCTAGGTCTAAAATCTAAAATATCACTAAATCTATTTTTATTAATTTTTGGAAGATTGGGATATAAAGATGCATCATATGAGTTTACACTTACAAATGAACCACTATCATTTGAATTTATGGAATAATGATTGAAATATATTCTTATTTTTTTAGTTGGAGAACTGACATTATTTTTTCTAATTATCCTGGAAAAATCAAAGTAAGAATCTCTTATTCCACTGTCTAATATGTAAGAATCTTTTATATTATTAGAGCCTAAATTCACAACACCTACCGTTGCTATAACTCCACTTTCTTCAAATTTAATAGTTTCTCCAATTTCAAATGTTCTGTTATTTAAATAACAGAAACTTATAGTAGAAGTATTTGATGCCCCTAGTACAGACGCAACTGCTTTACTGTTTTGTCCTATAATTTTTTCACCTTTAATTAAAAGATTAAAGCTACCTTCATCAACAGATGACGCACTTAAAGATGGAGGTACTGGAGTTGTATCATCTGAGGATTCATATATTGCCAATATTGAGGTTACTTCTGGATAGTTTAAAGATATTATTTTATCTTCAATTCTAGTTCCATATACGTTACTAAATGTTAAATCAGTATCTATTGTATTGTTTTTGTCACTTGTTCTATTAATTACTAAAGACGTTCCTCTATTATATACTTTACTTCTAGAAGTACATTCTACATCCTCATAAGTTACTGTTAGTTTAGCATTTCCAATTTTACTAAGGTTTCTTAATGTTATGTCTCCTTGATTTGGAGTATTTGGTAATAATTTTATATTTGATAATCTTTCAACTGTTCCATCATTAAAAGTCAATGTATATAATTCTTCATCGAATGGTAATAATATCAAATTGGAAGATGAATTGAATGGAGCTGCAGATACGACATAGGATGACTTATTATTAATATTAATATCTAATGTTTTTCTTAATGTTACACTAGACTCATTCGAGTCAATAGACTCTACAAATTTATTTTTTAAGGGTGAATATAATCTTGAATCTTTACTAATTATTTTATTTGTTATTTTAAAAATGTCATTTACTGTTATTTGACTAGTCGGTAGTTCCCCTTTATTGACATTTGTAACATTGGCTAAACTTTTTATAATTACTTTACCATCTTCAATCTTGTCTACCTTATTATAAAATATGCTATCTGAACCTTCTTTTGAGTAAGCAATTACATCACCATTTTTAATGTATCTACTAAAATCATCATTTGCAGTTGTTATAGTGCTTATTCCGATGGTACTTATTCCAGATGTACGTGAGGATATAACATAATTTGCTTTTTCATTAGAATAATTAAGTCTTCTTGATAAAACAGTATCTGCTGTAAAAGACGCGGCATAAGTTGAAGGATTTACATCATTTGAAGTTATTTGATATACATCTTGCAGTGAATAATCTCTTTTATTTACTACAATTCTGTTTGAATCAACTCCATTTACTAAAAGTTTTTCATCATTTATAAATGAACCAGATACTTGATATAAATTAAAGCTAGTGGTTGATGTTGAAATATCGTCAACTAAAAATCCATTTGCTCCACTTTGAACCCCTTCAATATAAGTAGATTTCGAATAAGAAGTTGAGAATCCAGTATTTATAGTTATTTTAGTATATGTCTGAACATCATATAAAGAAACTTCAAATATAGATGAACTATCAATATATTCTTGTGACTTTAATTTTAAATCATACAACCTAGCGATTCCAACCTGAGATCCAATCGAAGTTGCTGACCCTACACTAGAATCAGTTCTGTGATTATAAAGTCTAACATATGAACTTGTAGTATAACCTACTGGGATAGTTCCATATACATTATTAATTTCTATTTGTGTTCCAAAATCAAATGGAATTGCCTGATTTTGAGCTCTTTCGGTATCTCTTGTTTTTTGTAAATTTAAAAATGTATTACTTATCTTCTCAATTTCATAACCTCTAACATATGCTTTACCTGGACTTACTATTATATGAGCTAGACTATCTGATGGGTCATCTCCAGCCTCTGTTACATCATTCTCATTATAAATTCCATTATTTCCAAGATAATTGTTTAAAGACTCTTTAATTTCAATTTCAAAGGGATTTATGTAGTAATCTCCACTCTCGTCATAAGTTCTACGGGCTAATTCTTTTAATAATATATTGTAGCTTGTATTATTTACTACTGATATTAATTCTCCGTTTTCTACCCTAAGCAATTGAACAAAATTCTCATCATCAAAATCTTGTAATTCTTTTTTATATAATTCAGTTTCTATTAAAAGTCTGTCCGCACCACTAGATGCAAAATTATAAAATCCTTGAGAATTATCTAAAAGGTCATTGTATTGGTTAGATGCAGTCGCAAAAGACTCTTTTATAGATAGACCAACTCTATATGAAGGAGTATTTTCATATTGATCTAGAATTAAAGTCTGACCCTTAATCTTTAAGAAAAAACCTCTGATAAAATAAACTCCATCTGTTATTTTAACAGATGAGCCAATAGAGTTTGAATTATTTGCAATAGTGTTTGCAAATGTTGTATTTTGCCTCAATACACCCAAAGGATAATTTACATCCTCTAATAAAACTAAATTTTCCCCATCTTCAAATACTGTGGCAGTAAAATCAGTTTGGCTTGATGAAATATATTTTACATATAAAGTATTATTACCCCTTTCGGATATATTTTCATTTATAACATTTACTATTTTTGCTTTTACTCGACTGACTTCACCTTCTATTTCCTTTCCTACAAGTTGGTCGAGGTAGTCAATTACTGGAATTCCTAAATGAATGCTATCAATTTCAACACAAGTGTAATTAGTATCTAAGGAAATATCTCCAGGAATGACCATTGAGCCATCCTTGAAAAAATGTTTTCCAAATTTTTCAATTTGATTTTGTAAAATTGACTGTAAAGTAGTAAGCTCTCTAGCTTGAATTGATTTGCCAGGCTTAAATAATACTCGATGATAATTTTTATCATCATCAAAATCATCATAATAAGGAGATACGTTTAGGTTGATATTTTGAGGCATTTTATTTAAAATTCTATGATAATTTTTATGTCTTCTTTTTGACTTAGTGAGCGAAGAATAGGCTGTCTATTATCTATGTAAATAATAGTCCCTGACCCACTTTCATATTCTGAAGATGAAATTCCAGAAATGTAATTACTTCCTAAATTATATATTTTACCATTTACGTTAGTTGTGATTCCTGTAAATGATGTGTCTATATTTAAACTATTCCCAGATGAGTTTACAATGGTCAAACTACCCCCAGTTCCAATGGTTGAGGTAAATTTATGTAACACGTATCCAACCGACTCTCCAGCGGCTCCTACAGGCTGATAATAGCGTAATATCTTAGTATCATTATCCCAAGATGCTACATATCCTATTGCTGTTTTACCAGTTCCTATAGTTTGTGTTATTTTTTGGTCTACTACATAATTTGCATTTCCACCTGTGAGCTTCAGACCACCTAATGCACTTACATAATCCAATTGGTTTTGTACTGTAGGATTGTATATAATGCCAACGGTAGCAAAATCATTTCCTACTATTACATCTGGATTTTCTGACTCAGTTTCAAATCTAGAATGAATTATTACTCTATTTGCTCCAAGTTCATTGTATATATCATAACCGTGACCTCCTTTTGGAGGAATAATGACATCAAATTGAGCTATGTTACCCGAACTAGATAAACTACTTGGAATGCCAGGAGCACCAGATTGAAATTTAATTAGTCCTTTCGTATAACCATATCCACCGTTTGTAACTATTACATCAGAAACTTCACCAAATGAGTTGGTAATAATTGTAACTTCTCCATCTTTACCATCTCCCAAAATAGGTATGCCCGTAAAAGTAGATGACGCAGGATAGCCATTACCATATTTTGTTATAATTACACTTTCAATTTTTCCAGCTACAGCGTTATTTTTTATAGATAGACTTTCAGTTCCAGTCTGACCCCAATTTTCAGGTAGTGGTATATAAGCATCTGTATCAAATTTAATTAAATCAGAAGGTTTAATTGTAAAAAGATATTTCCAAACATAACCATCCCCACTTGAGCCAGCAGGTCTTGGCTCTAAGTCAATAAAATCAGGTTGGTCTAAAGAAATTTGACCTAATGGATTATCTGCATTTGTTCCATTGTTTAAACATATATAAACTCTATAATTGTCATTAATTACATAATAATTACTTTCATATAGTGAAGAAGAATTAGTTATTGGAGATAAGTTGTAAATACTATAGTCGTGCCTATACATTTCATAGATTTGACCAGTAGTCCAAGTAACTTTTCTAACAGCTCGTCTAATATCCGCTGAAGTTATTTTTTTAAGTGCTATTAAAGTTTCTTTAATTCTATTTTCTTGGTCTAATGTATCTAATGGGTCTGGTCCAAACCCCCAGTTTGTTATCCCAATTCCAACTTCTGGATTACTTGAATTAGGTTGGCCTATGAATGTATACGCAGAGTTAGCTCCCGTTAAAGACGTTACAAAATTTTCTGCATTTAAAATTCTAAATTTATCTGATATAATAGCTGACATTGATTTTTAGACTTTTATATATTTATTAAAAAAGTAAAGCCGGGATTCTATTTAAATTAGGAGATGAAGAGAGGCCAACTAGACCATTGTCTGCGTTAACGGTAAAATCAAAGGCTTCGTTTTGGTCTCTATTTTGGAAATCAAATATCTTACTCCAGCTATAATTTCCGTAATAATTTGTAGTTACTCCAGATGTATTTATAGATATTCCTCCATTTACTGGAACTACGTGGCAAGTTACGGTTACAATTCCCTGAGGTACATTATTATTTTCCACAAAATCAACTCTATATACTCCATCTAAAAATGTTTTAGCTGTTCCAATTTTAGATGCTGGATAGTTACTCATTCCACCCAAGTAAGTTGTTATGCCAGTTAAAGCATAACCAGCTAAAGTTCCTACATTACTATTTTTAATTATAAAATAATCTCCAACTGATAAACCACTATAAGTTATTCCAAAAGTATTTAATGAATCATATCCACTTTCTGAATATTCTGATAATAATTCGAAGCCAATTCTTGGTGAATTTGTACCAATCCCACTATTTGATGTCTTTATTCCAACTATACGACCAAAATCACCAATAGCCTTGATTGAAGATAGTTCTTCTATTCTATTTTTTGGAGAATCTATAATCACTCCGGGGGAATTAGAACTTGAATATCCATAACCTTCATCTAGAACATTTATGTCAGTTATTTCGCCATTAGTTACTATAGCTTCTAAAACTGCTCTGTGTAGATTTGGAACCGAATAGAAAATAGTTCCAGAAGTTCCAACTAAAGTTACATAAGTTTTTAATACATCATTAACTTCTTTTACATTATTTAAACTCTCATTCGATTCAATATCTTGTTTTACCCAATTAATTAAGTTTATGGATGAGTATAATTCACCAACCGTCGAGATTCCAATATAATTTTCTTTGATTTTCAGTATCTTTTTGAATGTTACTGATGGAGTTATGTTAGTTAGAGCTCCCCATATTCTTCCATTACTTGACGCAGTTCTTATTGAATTATCTGAAGTTGCTATAAATTTATCTCCATCCCAAATTACAGAATAGTAATTACCAGATGATACTGCATTAATCCAAGTAGCTCCATTATCGCTGATACTAATTCCACCAATACCTACTGCAACCATTGTATTTGAGTTATAATCAATTCCTTTATAGCTATAGCTTTGTGAAACTGATTCTATAAATTCTGTAGGAGTTGGTCCATTTGCATAGCATATTTTACCACTGTTTCCAATAGATACCCATCTATTGTGAATTTCATTATAAACAACTCCGTTAAACTCACCATCATAAGTACTATCAATTAAATCTTGAAAGAATGGTCCTGCATATACCTCAGATTTAATTCCACATCTCACCCAAGAACTATTTTTATTATTTTTAATTAAAATAGAGCCTGAACTTCCAACTGCAACATAAGAATTCTGAGTAGATACTCCGACATCATTTAAATTTATATAATTTTCACTATTTAAGTTATCAAATGACCAATTTTTAAAGTCGGTGCTAATTGCAACTAGACTACTACTACCTACTGAAATTATAATATCACCTTGGACTAATGAATTAAATGCAAAAGATGTATTAACACCAGAGCTATAACTCCAATTATAGAAAGGATCTGCTATATTTGGAGATGAAATTGAAATATTTGGAGAATTATCATAACCAAAACCTCCAGATATTATGTTAATTGAACTTATAGTTGAAGAACTTGATACATTAACTTGAATATCTGCAAGATTGAAACTTGAAGAATCTATAATATTCACTTTTCTTTGGTCTTCTAATATTTGACCTATTGAGTTATCGAGCTCAATGAACAATGGATATGCATTATCTACATAGACCTTATTATCTTCTTTATTAAAATTCCAAATTAATTTCGCACTTGGATATATTTTAGAAGAATTATTTCTTCTTGATTTAGTTATCAATGCTCCATTTATAACTCTATCATTTTTTTGTTTAGTCCAGCTAATTGGCTTTACAGTAAGCCCATTTCTGCCAGCTCCTGAGTATGGGAAGGTGTCTAATTCATTTGTGGATACTATGCGTTTAACTACTCTATCATCTTGCTCATAATCAGTTAAAGTTAATTCACTATCTTCTATTCTTAGAGTATCTCCAATCTTTATTGTTTCTGGGGGGACAATTAGGTCTACGTCATAAATTGAACCCTGATAGAAAAGTATCATACAAGTTGATTCTTCTTTTGGAGGCTCTTTGAATGATAACAAACCATTTAAGTAAATATATGATTCATTTGGAACCTGTAAAATATCATTGATGTATACTAGTAGATTATTTTCAATCTTTATATTTACATTTTTATTTTTAAATACAACTTTTCTTCTTTCACCCTCAACTGTGGTAATTAAATCAAAATCAGTTCTAATAGAGTCAAATTGTGATGATATATCTTCAAATTGTACAAATTGCCCTAGATACATTCCAGAAAATGAGTCTGAATATGTCTCAGTGACTGTAATCTTCAATTCTTCAAAATTGTTACCTACGCCAGAATCAGTAACTAGTCCAACTACATTTAATACTTCTCCAACTTTATAGTTAAACCCGGAATTAGTTATTTCTATTTTACTAATACTTGAATCATCATCTACTACAATTGATACCTTAGCCTCAGTTCCTATTCCATTTAATGAATCATAATTAAGACTTAGTTCATAATAGGGAATAGGTTCATCTATTTTAACTTCGGGGGTATTATCACTTGTATATCCAACTCCAGGATTTGTTATAATTAAACTCGTAACAGAGCCAGAAGCTCCTACTACTGCTGTTATAGATGCACCATATCCAGTCTCTGTTATCAATTCGATATTAGGAGGAGTTCTATATCCACTTCCTCGTCCATTTAAGTATACATTTGATATTGTTCCAGCTGCAGAGACAGATACAGTAGCCCCAGCTGCGACTAAAGGTTGATATCCAAATCCTTTATTTGCACTAAATGTTAGAATTTTTCCAATTTTTGGAGATTCATCTATGAAATTAATTTCATTAGATGAAGAATTTAAGATATCAAAAGAATAATTCGGAACTTGTGGTACATTATTAATCAATATAATTGGATTATTGTTTAAATCTCCTCCACTTTCACTATTTGTATTTGTATATACACCTACTATAGTCTCTCCTTCTTGTTTAAGTTTAAATGAACTAACCCCGACAAATTGGTCAGAAATATCATCAAATATTACATTTTTATCATTAGGTCTTGTTGGGCTAGATGTTCTATTAAATAATCTACCATTAAATTTAGATGAAATTTCTATTCCTGGTAATCCTGATGGTCCAAATGGAGGAGAAGTGAAATAAATTATATCTTCTTTGATTGAATAATTACCATTGTATACATAAGCAGTTTGTATACCAGAATGGTCTTTAATATCACTTCCTAAAAATGCTCTTTCTACTTCAATTGAGTTTTCTTCATTAATTCCTATTGTTTTTATTCTTAAATATTCATCTTCTATTTTTAAAACATTGGAAGGCGTAATGGAATTTATTCCACTACTTACAAATAATACAGTTGATGAAATTCCTACATCTGAACTCAAATCCAATTTAATACTAGTTTTATAAATTGGAGCCTGAATAATATTATCAATTGTAAGTAAAACATTAGAATTTGGAGAACTAAAACTAAATTTATGAATTCCAGAACCAGTTGACGTTAAGATGAGTGGGCTACTTGTTGATAATCCAGATACTTTAAATCTAGTATTAGAAATTTTAGTGACATATAGAGTGGATGGTAGCTTATCAGTTGACACTCCACCTGTAACTAAACTTGTAGTTTGAATCCCTATTTTGGTCCCTCCAATATTTTCATATTTAATAATTTGACCATTTTCGAAAGAATTTGGAATTGATATGCAGTTAGGTGCTCCTATTAATACTCCAGAAGTATTAGTTGATATTGCTAATACTGGTGAATTATTTTCAGATAGTATTCTAAATGAAGTGATTCCAGATATTTTGTTCTGATTGAGATTTCTTCTTACTTCCAAATTTTGAGTTGTACTTCCAGAATAAAGTCTGTGTGGATGTAAAGTTCTTACACTGTTTATACCTATTGATATGATTTTAGTATCATTCGGAAATTCGTGATAAGTTGAATATCCAATTTTATCCCCTACTATCAATCCTACAGTCGATACTCCTAGATATTCCCTCTGATTTGAATTAAATGTAAATACTCTTTCACCTAAACTATATGAGTCGTAAGACCCATCAAATTCAGAAGCTAATTTTAAATTAGTAACAGTATTAGTTTTATTTAAATAATATGGAATTAATTCTAGACCATTTACTAATGAGTCTCCTTTAACTGCAACTGGCCAAAGGTTACTTCCAGAACCAAAGTAAATTCTTTGTGTTGGATTTCTTACAGGTGAACCTTCATTTACAACAGTAAAGTTATTTTTTGTATGAATATATGATTCTTTTTCTATATTTACATTGAAATTTAAAGTTGAATTTGTAGAGTTGAGTTTAAGTCTATTCTTAGGCTTACTTACGATTTGAAGGTCTGAAAACTCTTTAAAACCAGATGGATGTATTATTGATTTTACTGGCTCTTTCCAATCTTCATATTGAGTATGTCCTTTTATTGAATATGAAAAATCTTGATAGTAATTACTATCTTGTATTTTCTTTAAATCACTATTTAAATCAGTAATATTATCTTTATAATTTATTTTATCTCTCGAAACTCCTAATTTTGCTTTAATATTAAATGAATTCAAATAAATTACTTTCGAATTTATTAATGATTGCTCTCCATATAGTACATCATTAATTTCTAGTTTACCTAAAGCCTTAGTTATTTTTAATTCACTTTTTTCTCGATTCCAACCATTGTTATCTAAAACTTGTCCTGTAAATTTGATATTTCCATTTTCATCTAAAGTTTTTACTGTTTCTCCATTTATGTAATCACAAGACTCTAGTTCCATTTCAAAAATGGCTATATCATTTTTATTTACAACAGTTCCATATCCAGAATCAATAGTATAAGTACCATAAGTTTCATTATTTATTTTATAATCAACTCTTCCTAGATTTGTGTTTATACCTACAACTTCGAAGTAAGAATAGTCATTATCAGAAGAATTATAGTTTTTATAGTTGATTGTTGTTTCTTTTATTTTGCAATTTTCTATAAAAATTAAATCTCCTACTTTAAATGGATACTTAATAGTAGGATCTCCATAATCATTATACATTAAAGGGAAATTAGTAGTATCTAATTCAATTCTATTAATTGTTGAAGATACTTTATAAATGTTTAAAATATCTACTCCATTCGAATTATTAATTGGAATTATGGGTAAAGGTTCTTCTAAATTGTTAGGAGTTTTCTCTACAACTACTCTGTCAACCGAGTAATTCTTGAGAGCTGTTCTTAATAAAATATCATCTCGGCCAATGACTTTTAATGTAGGAGGAGTATTGTAGTTTACACCTCGACTTAATACATTAACTCTTTTTATCTTTTTATTATTTCTTATAACGCAAATTTGATTAGTACCAAGTCTTGGCTGTAAGGTGTAGTCAGTTGGATAATCAAATCCGTCTTTAATCCTCTGAACAGTATCAATTTTTCCGATTTTACTTGAGAACGGAATAATTATTGCATTTTTTCCATTCTCTGTAATTGTCTCCTTAATAGCAGGTAGTTCTTTATAAAATAAACTAGAATAAATTATTTTTATATCTGAAATACCGCCACCGGCTGTCAATGAATTAGTTAAATATGAGATATTAGAAGCCGATAATGGCTTAACTGGTATATTATTATCTACAGCATATTTTATAAATGATGGTTTTTTAATATTAAATTTAAATTCATCAGAATCAACTACATCTATGTTATATGACCCATTTAGATCAAATTTCAAGACATAATATTCCCAAGTATCAATAGGAGCTTTTAATTTTATTGAATCTCCATCTGATAATTGATGGTTTGTATTTGTTATAATATTTACATTTGTATGCTCTACATTGCCATTTATAGTTCTTCCTTTATATTCAAAAGAATGTATTTCATTTGAATTGTATTGATTTTCTCTAAATGTTAAACAAGTCGTAGATGATGCTACTGTAGATATACCTAGAATATCTCTTCCTAATTTAACTGCATATAATTCTTGATTATCTTGAAGTCTGTAAGTACTTGAAGTTGGAGTATTACTTACCAATAATCCATCAAAATTTGAGTTTTTATTATAAACTATTTTTTGATTAGTTCTGTAATTATGGTCAGGAATGTATATGGATTGAGTATTTACTAAGTATGATTCACCAATTTCTACATTGTTAATATAACTTCCAGTCGTTCCAAGACCAACTGAGTATCTTGGATTAAAATATTTTTTATTTGATATGGTTAAAGTTTCTGTGATGTTTTTAACATCAAACTCGAACTTAGAAGGTAATAAAGTTACACTAGAGGCAATAGAAGTATGAACTCCAATATTTTCTCTTCTATAGATATAGAATTTTGATTGCTCTGGTATGACTTCTAATATAGATGCAATTTCATTATCAATTTTGATATAATCATCTACGTCAAACCCAGTGACATCATCGACAGTTATGTAAGTTACAATTCCACTTGATGGTAAATTTGATAATAGTTTTACTTTCTTTTGTAATACATTAACTTTCTGATCACCTAATAATGATGAATTATTTGAAGTTTTAATGTAAATAAAATCATTATGATTAATTAAATTATATGTTGATGAAATTCCTATGATTTTATTGTTACCATTTTTAAATATAACATTTGAATAAGTTGTAACTCCAACATTAATTGAGGCAACATCCTTACCTTTAATTTCAGTTACTTTTGAATTTAAATCTATATTTTGTTCATCATCAGTTGAGAATATAAATCTATCATTTACTTTGTAATCTGTTCCAGGTTCTACAACTTCTAGACTTTCAACATTAGAATTTAAAGTATTGCTAACAATAACATCCTGTTTATATGTTTCATCTATAGAATTTATAGAATTATAATTTGAATTATTCGATAACAGATAAAGCGGGCCTGTGTTCTTTACAGCCTCTTTATCTGATAAATTTATATTTTGATTATACCCTGAATCATAATTTAGGGGATTTGGGTCATTTTTAAATTCTGTGCCAATAACATAAGGGTATTCTGGATTATTTAATGCATCCAGAGTCATAAAATAAGCATAAGTTCCATTTGGGAATTCATCATTTATGATGAACATTCCATTATTTTCATCCAATGTAGATTTATCTTCAAGATACTCATAGTCTTGAATAAAATATCCACTTGGGAATGGAGGTCTCTTGCGATTATTTCTTAGAGTATTATTTAATGGATTTAATCTATAACTACTTCTTACCGTGGATGTATTAACTCCATTTTTAATGTATGGGCCATAAATTGGATTCCCATCATAAGCCCACCCTACAATTGGAGAGGTATTTTCTCCTACATCATAAATATCATTTCTTAATTTATTTGAAGGAAAGAAATTAATGTATTGTAATGAATTTTTAACATTTGGACTTGGGATTATAAAATCATTCAGCCTTTCATTTTTAAAATATTGATTTACTGTCCACTTTTTAACATTTGCTAAAAACTTTGCGTCCTTTCCTCTTTTTTTCGCATATATCAATGTTGTATTCTTATTATATCCAACTCCTTGGTCTAGAACTACAACTTTTGTTATCTTTTTATTCTCTACTATTGGATATAATTTAGCATACTTACCTTCCCCTTCTACTATAATATCAATATCATTACTATAATTATTTCCTGTATTTAATATTTGAACATCTACTATTTTGTTATCTATAATTACTGGCTTGAAAACAGCATTTGATGAAAAATTATTGTATAAATCTTTTTCATTTTTTAAAGAAATTTCAGGATGAATTTGAACACCTTTTACATCTGAAATTCCATATCCAACACCATAATTTTCTATGAATATACTTTCGTAACTACCTAGTACTACTGGCTTTAGAGTAGGAGGCTTTAATGAATTAGATGAGCCTACTGTAGATATTAAAATTTTAATGGGAGGGTACTTAAATGTGTGAGTTCCCACTCCTACTGAGTTTAAAGATACATAAACTTTATTTAAATAATTAGTGTCATCTGGAATATCAGTATATCCAGCGTTTGATAATTTGAATGTATCTTCATCTATGACGGTTACATAATATTGAGAGGTTGTACCTAAACCTACGATTGAAGTTCCTGTTGATTTATAAACGATTAAATCTTTTTCTTTAAGATTATGATTTTTTGCGTAAATGTAATCTAAATCTATATTGATTCCGTTTATGTTTTCACTATTTGGATATCTTCTTGATGGAATAGATACGGTTTTTTCATATAATTCTGAGTTGTAATCTTCAATATAAACCTTGTCTATTACGTTTTTAATATTTAATGTTCTAAAATATTGAATTCCGCTACTTACTCCTACTGCTGGAGCTAAATCTCCAATAAAATTTACTTTATTCAATGCATCATTATCGGTTCTATACAAAGAAATAGTATTTAATCCTACAACTCCAACGTAATAAGATGAATTTGTAACTAATCCAACTACATTTGGATAATTATTTGGAAAATATATTACTTCTTCCCCATTCTCAAAATTGTGCTCAGTTAAAAAGGTTATAGTCGTACTCGCTATACTCACATCATTTGGAGTAAAATAAGCTGTTATATTTTTTTTAACTAGATTTGATTCTAATCTTACACTTCCCTTTTGGTTTCCACCCACTAAAGATAATTTTGGCTTTTCATTATAACCAATTCCTGGAGATAATACCAAAACATCTTTTAATTTACCTTTTAAATTTCCATAAATTTTAGCACTTGTTCCCGCTCCAACAACATCTTCAATTAAGATGTCAGAGGTATTAATTAAATCATAATCAGTACCACCATTTAATATGTTAACCTCGGCCAATTCTCCAAAATAAATGGTTTCATTCAAAACTGAAGGTGAATATAATTCAACCCCATCTATTGATAGACCGATAGGCTTATTCAATGTTGATTTATTATTATCTTCTGTGTTTGCCATTAAAGGCACTCCTCCTTTTTATAACGCATTGGATTCATAAGCGTCTTTAATATTATTTATTTGATTACCAGATGTTCTTAAATTACGTCTGGCTGATTTTTGAACCTCAAACTCCTTTAACAGCAATTGATTTTTATATTGATTTTCTAAATCTTTAAATCTAAAAATAGTTATTTTTCCAAGTAAAATTCCAGGAGAAGGTACAGTTAATGGAACTGCTCTTTCTCTTTTTTGTTCATCGGTAGAATAACTTAAAATTAAATCACCAGTACTTTTAAATAAACTCACTCTATTATTTGTCCTTACTCTAATAAAATAATAACCAGACTCAATTCCTTCATATTCCGTTTCTAAGTAAACTTTTTCACCACTTATCAAATAATGAACAACTGAAGTATTGGGGTCTATGGACGTACTTAAATTATTTGAATCTTTTGTTAAATATGTAGTTCCTGTTAGATTTACGCTCACTAGATTAAATTCATATCGATTTAATCTTTCAGAATCAAGATTACGTGGTAATCCAGATGATGTAACTAGAACTGTATCATCTTTATAACTTAAATATGTGCTTTGAGTATATGCAGATTCATTTGAGTTTAAAACACTCTTTTCTATAATTCTTTTAACTTTTATTACACTGCCTGATGGGATTACTCTTGTTTTTATTACATTTGGTGCCAAAACTTCTTCTATAACTGTAGAAAAAGGATCATCTTCTTCTCTAATGAGTAATATTTCTTCATTTTTTCTAAATTTTACATTATCATACAATATTATAATATTTACTTCTTCATCTATAGACTTTATGTTATGATATATTGGGTAGTTATAAACCCAACAATTAAATTCTGGTCTAGATGTATAATTATCCCCAAAATTGGTTAAATATAAAGTATCATTTACTTTAGACGCATATGACTCTGAAAAATCAAAATTTTCTATTAAATTTAATAGTCTAAAGCTTATTGTATTAGTATCATCAATATCAATATTCACCAAATTATTTTCAATAATTCTATCGCCTTCCTTGAGTATAGACATATCTTCATCTATATTTAAGAATTTGTTAATTGTCTTCCCAGAATAATTAAAACTTGTATATTGAATTTCTCCATTTATATCTCTAATCTTTACATAAACTTCACCTTCATTTGGAAATCCAATCGTAGAATCTACTATAATTCCATCATCTACAACTTCGTGTACAGATGTGGTATTAGTTACATTAAAGTTATAAATTAAGGACTCTTCATCTAAAGAAAGTTCATACAAACTTAAATCATCAGTTGGTCTAAACTCAACATTATAAATTGAAGCACTAGCTCTATTACCTGAAGGTAAATCCTGATATATTGTTTTACCTATTAAACTAAGTGGTTCTATAACAATATTTAAGGGTTCTATTAATATATTTTTGGTTACAATCGTATTTTTGTCTTCAGTTCTTATTACAAATTCTTTTGGTTTAAATACTTCAACTGAGTCTCCAAATAAAACTTCAAATAGTATTTTGAATGAAATATCTGAACCTTTCGTTAGATAGAAATCTCTAGCTCTACTTAATAATAATTCTAACCCAACTTTTGTGGATAATTCTCTTTTTTCAAAGTCTGGAAAATAATGTGCTTTAAATTTTTCAAATAATTTATTGTAGAATATTAGATTTAAATTTGTAACCTTGGTCTTAGAATTGTGATAATTTGCACTAGATTTTGTAAAAGTTAATCCAGATGAATTAGGAACATCAGAAATTGCAGTAATTCCACTAAATCCTCTATAGCAATTTACAAAAGAATCTTCAGTCTTTTCTAGATATGTAATAATTTCATCATCTATTTGTAATAGCCCGTACTTATCTGGAAACCCCTCTGTCGAGTTTACTTGAATAGTAGTCTCAAATGCAGTGACATCTTCTATCAAATAGCAATAATCGAATCCATTCTCAAGATTAAAGATGCCAGAAGTATATGTCTCTATGTTTTTATATCTTGAAAGATTAGAAGTAACATCTAGTAGTCCAGTTTCGTGGGACTGTGAGATATAATACTGCTTAAGAAATTCTTGAAATAAATTGGATTCTGATGATAAGAATTGAGGTATTTGAGTACCTAAAATATCTTCTATCTTTACTTTTCTAGTTGACATATTATCTTATATAATTATTTTGATTATAGCTTGAAGAAGTAATATAACTTTCACCTGATATATCGTATCCTGACGCTAAAGTATCTTCAATCATATTTACAGTTGTATACTTAGTATCAATCTGTAAGAAAAGCTCTCTCAATCCAATTATGTCATTCGATTCTGGAGTTGCTTCTATTTGTATTTCATTTCCTTGAAATGATGTAAATATTACTGAATTTAACATTATTTCACCTTTTAAGTAATCTATTGTTCCTACATTATTTCTTACAACAACAGGATTCAAATCTACTAACTTGAAGAAAAATAAAGTACCTTCAGTCTCAGAAGTTGGTGTATCACTTAAATAAACAAGACTAGATTCTTGTTGAATTCTAAAAGCTGTTGATTTTATATTATAACCACGCCCATCTGACATATTTGATTTTTTTACGTGAAATTGATTACCAAAGCAAATTTCATAGCTTGCATTTCGATTTAAAACCGGATATAGATTTCTACGTATTTTGATTGTTGTAATATTGGATGTAATTGCGTTATTAGTTCTATCTATTAATGAAACCAATTTGCTATATCTAAATCTACCACCAAATACATTTAAATCTGATGAGTTTGAATAACTAGAAATGGTATTGATTACTCTACTTCTTAATTCATTTACTTTATTTACTTTACTTTTGTTATAATATACATTTGTATTTAACTCAATAAAAAGGTATTTTAAATCCACTAATTCGGGTTTAATTCCAGCGACTGAATAATTCTTTAGTTGATTTAAAATCGATGTCTTAGTTGCATTTGATAGAAAGTTTCCATTCTTAGGTTTAACCGATATATAGACTTTCCCATATTCTGGAGTTGGAAGCTCTTCTCCACCATAAGCATTTACTGACTCCACATTTGGAAAAATAAAAGGAATCAGTCCCTTATAATCATTTGCAGTTACTGCTCTATATTGAGATGAATATACACGAGGAGCTAGATACTTGATACTGTTTAAACTTTCAATATCATCTCCATTCTGCGATGATTGTATCGTTGATACTAGGCTTATTCCATTCGTAATAGTATTGCCATTATTATCTTCTAAGATACCATTGAATGTAAAAGAAGCAGCTCCATTACCAACAGACCCATTTGTTACGATATAACTTACAAAAATTGTGGCATTATTTTGTGGGCTCTTACCTAGAATGTCATCTCCAAAAATAATTTGATATTTCTCATCTAATATTTCTTGAAGAAGAAACATTCGAGTTTGAGAATTTACATTAAATACATTTGTAATTTGTTGATACTCTTCAGTAACTGTTGTTGTGACTCTAACCTTAACTGTAGTACTATCAACTCCTGGATTTGGAATTACATATTTTTGATTATATTGTCTATCGTTAACTATGAAAGTCTTTGTTAAATAGTTACCTTCATATATTTCAATATTATCGAAGCTCGCAATATTATCACTTCCCACTGGAACTGTTATATCTTCTGGAATGGAAAATACATAACTTCCATTTTGAACCGCACCTAATGCAACAACTCCAGCTTTTAAGGTCACTGTTCTTAATGTGGATTGTTGACCTAGTAGTGAAGTATCTACTGTAAAACTTATATTTGCTCTTGCTGCTCTCTTTGAACGAGGTACATACCCAATATTACGAGCAAGAGATACTACATTTTCTCGAATAGTCGCACTATCAATAAAACTCTCATTGACTGCCATATTTGTATTAAAGGCAGTTATATAAGAGTTATATGCAAGAATATCAATTAATATTGAAAAATTAGAACCTTCAAAGTCAAAATCAGTAAAATTACTATTTGTTCTTAAGTATTCCTTGATTTGACCTCTTAGACTTCTAAAATCAAGATTTGTAAATTGATTGAATGACATTAGAGTCGAGATGGCTGAAGTATAAATTGAATCGTTTGTGTTGGAAATGGTAGTCCAACGATATCATATATAATCTCAATATCAATTTCGTGAGAGTCATCTTGAGATAGAGAATTTATCTCTTTAACTCTCACTCTTGGCTCAAAATTCTCAAGAAGATTTCGAATCTCTTCTTCTAATGAATCTGAAAAATTACTATAATTTAACTCAAATAATGAAGAACGGAGAGAAGTTCCAATTAAATTATTAAAAAACCTCTCTCCAATTTGAGTTCTAACTAAATTCATCACTGATTTTTTTATGGCATCTTCATTATTAATTGATATTATGTCATTTGTAATTGGATTTCGAGTAAAAGATAAACTTATATCTCTAAATGACCTTGATATATTCTTTAGTGCCATAAAATTGAATTGAACATATCTATATTATTTATTTATCTCACCCTCGAAGTACTTTTTGGTTTTTATCCACTTTATATGTGGGCTCTATTCCATATTCAAATTCATTTTCATTCTCACTCATTTCAAAAAGGTCTTGTCTTTTAATTTTAGACATACTGACTTCAGAATCATACATCACTTCTTGAATTACTTTAGGTTCTGTTACATAATCTGTAATCAATTGAACAGTTCCCCAGTTATCTTTCATATATTGTGAATTACGATCAACTTTTGAATTTGCCATTTGTACTAATTCTCCTTAATTTAGAGTAAAGGAGAAACTTTTAAAGAGGTTTCTAAATCTCTAAAACTATCTATACAAGTCTCGAAGTTCATATGAGTCTGAATTACAATACTGAAGTAGTAAATTCATAATCATTTTTGGATTTCCTTCACCACAAGTATATGCATCTGCTGTCAAAGAGTTCATTTCAGGAAAAGTATGTATAGATACGTGACTTTCCTCTAGTGCAAATATAATTGTTACTCCATAAGGACTGAATTGATGAGAAAAAATATTTAATATGTTCATTTTTGAACGTTCAATTCCTTTTCTGAGTACTTCAACGAGAGATTGAAGGTCATTTAAAAGGTCAAAAGAGACATTATAAACCTCTAAAATGAGATGTCGTCCCATTGAAATCTCTTTTTTCATTTTTTTGTGCAATGTTTGTTATAAAATTTATTTATTGTATCCAAAATCCCAGTCTTTCATCATCTTCATCCTCCACATAGGTCATATTTTGATGATTTTTGAATGAATCACCTTTCCAAACTGGAATTGCAATACGATTTTGATAGCAAAAATTTGGATTTTGTCGAATATGAGCCTCAATTAATTTCGAACCTATAAATTCACAATTTATCCACTCATATTTTCCCGTTAGTTCATTTAAAATATTCGGAAATTCAATGATTTCATCAGTTTTTACCCAAGAATTCCATTTAGAAAAGGAATTTTTTGAGTTTCTATAACCTCGAACTGATAAAACAGGTTCTGAATAATGATAATCAATGCTTAAATGTGGACCTTCGAAGATTTCACACCAAAATTCACCAGGATGTAAGTGTTCTGTAGATGATTCTAGGTATACTTTTTTCGCACTTCGTCCCATTCCAAGAAAATTTATGGATGGCCGAACAATATAAAATCCTGGGGAAGAAACATTCATTCCCACAGGACCACATTGATAATTTAATTTTGTAGATAATTGAAGTTTATTATAAATCCAAAGGTCATCAGGATGAATCGATTTGAATTCTTCTTCAATTGTCATTTTTTACCTGCCTTGACCTCTGTATTTTTTACGAGGACGATTTGCACTCGTCGCTGAGTATTTAGTATTTCGACCTTGACCTTGACGAGTATTTTTTGGAACAGACTCTAGTTTAAGTGTTTTCTTATTTACCGCCATTTTTTTACCGTATTGAACGACTTTAGCATCTTAGCCCATCAGTGCAGTGATGTCAAATTAGATAATTCTTCAACCTGAACTACATTTTTATGAGTTTTTCGTCTACCCTTACAAACTGCAACTAGTTTAGTTGCACTATAATTGTTATTCCTAGAAAATTCACTAATATTATGAATGATTTCGTAAAGCCCTGTGTCATATTTAATTTTATATGTTTTAGGTGAGGTTCCCCATCTTCCCATTTGCTGAGCTTTTCTTACATTATTACCACGAGTAATCCATTGAAGATTAGATGGATGATTATTGGTTTTATCTCCATCTATATGGTCTACACAATCTAAATTATCTGGATTTGGTATTAAAGTTTCTGCTATTAAACGATGAAGCTGTTTTGTTTTTTTATTTTTTGCTCCACCTAAATCAACTCTAATATATCCATATCTATTTTTATGTAAGGATAGCTCTTTTCTCCGTCCTGGTATAATTTCAATAGGTCTTGTTTGACCCCTAGGGGTACCTTTACAGAACCCCCAGGAACTAAAAACTTTTATCTCGATATCATTTATATACAAATAATATCCAGGCCATCCCTTAATTTCGTATTCAATCATAGACAGCGAATTTTTTCGTGTCCTACTCTACATAGTGGATCTACCCAAATCTCAAAGCCTGCTTCAATTGCATCTAAACAGAATGATACGTCCTCTCCACACATATCTTCAACTTCACCATCATTAAATGATTGCATCTTTGGCGCAAACCAAGGATACTTCATCTTCTCGTGCTCAAAGACTCCTTTCTTAATAAGTACCCATCCAAAGCCTGTATAATCTACTGTAAAGGGCTTCTTTCGTTTTGAGATGGTATCTACCATCTCGTGATTCATCACGCCTCCATTCTGCTTAAACTCCTCTCCTGATAGCCAATGTGCACAAGATGTGGTTCGCCCATCCTCTGTTGCATACCAACCACATGCAATGTCTTTCTGCATTGCAAGAATTCTATAAAATGATTCTGTATTAAAAACAATATCAGAATCAATCCATAGCTGATAATCGTAATTAATCTTTCCATCCCAAGGTAGCTGGTCTGGTCCTCGAAGTACATTCGCTCCTAAGCATTTGCATCGAGCAAAATTCACCATAGATGAATAATCTTGTGAAATCTGAATCGAACCTCCATTCTGAACAATCTCAAAACATAACTGAACAAAATTTTTCAGAAAAATATAAGAGACTCCTCGACCCGGAAGGCAAAAAATAATTGACTTCCCTCGAATTAACTCTCTTGCTTTCTGAATATCAAATTCGCCTTCATTTGATACATTCTCAGGAAGTTTCGCTTTAACTGTAAAACCTTTAGGTGCCATAGTTCAATTCTCCAATAAATGTGTATAAGTTTTGTTATTTACAATATATGAAATCGTAGAGCGATTAACTCCATGAATAGTATAACATCACCTGTCAATAATATCTAGTTCACTTAGTCGTCCTCTAATTTACACAGCAAATCTTCAAGCTCTTCTTTCAGTGTCGTTTGATAGAGTAATGTCTCATCGTTCTCTAAACGATGCTCGATTGTCTCTATGAGTAATTCTTTTTCGTAATCTTTGAGTTTCATAGCTTCTTATTTTTTATTGAGAAATTTTTTATCCGGTCAAAAATTATATAGATTTATCAGCCTCTCAAGTTTTAAAAAATTTCCTCGGAGAAATTTTTAAAGCCATTTATATATAAATGCACGATTAGCAACAGCCTTTTCCAAATAGTGGGACTCCTAAAATTATATACGGGGGCTTTATACCAACGGTTTCTATAAACAATAAAAAACAACAACAAATAACTGCCTATAACGAATAGAGAAACGATTACAAATAATTCACGAATACAATAAACGAAGACTGCCAATAATAGCTATAAAGAATAACGAATAAGTCTCCCTCTATTCTCTATAGTCAGGGGCGAAATATAGCCCTATTGCACTGTGCTGGACTATAAAGAATAGGTAACCCTCCCCAGGTATCCCTTATTCTTTATATCACGAAACTGGCTATAAAGAATAAACGAAGGTTTCGGATTAGATCTAATCATAAGAATTCGTTATACTATAACGAATTGGGCCGAATAATTCTTTATAGCCAGCGCCCCAATATAGCCCTATTGCACTGTGCTGGACTATAGAGAATAGGTAACCCTCCCGGCGTATCCCCATTAGTTAATATCCAAGAACATTCACGAAGCTGATAATTATAATCTCAAATCATTCACGAAGTTGAGAGTATAATTATCGAAATCATTCACGAAGTTCAGAGAATAAAAAAAGACTAAGGAATTGTTTCCTTAGTCTTTATTCACGAAGTTCAGAGTTGATTTCAATAATTATTCATTTACACGAATACCGAGTCGCATAATGTTATGCGGATCATCTACATCGTCATAATCATCAGAAGGAAAATAAACTGACATATTTATATCATTACCTTCAGAACCATCTTCAAAGCTAATAAAATCAAGAGGCATATCACCGTGAGTTTCCATAATAATACGAAGTGAATCCAGACTTGCAATCAATTCAGAAAGAGTAGAAACGTTGATTTCCATAATAAATTGAAAGAATGAGAATTGGAAAAAGAATAACGAAACTAATTGAACTCAGACGGAATAAAGAATACCGTCATCATCCATCGTAACAATATTCATATCAATGAGAGGTTGAATCTCATTAAAATACTTGTGAAACTCACCATCTTTGAGTTGATAATATCCAGTCTTTGTCAAGTGATTAACAATACGCTCCTGAAGTTCGCTGTATTCATATTCTTCATCTTCGTCGCTATTGTTATTGTCATCATCTTCATTCCGAATCGCATTCAGAATGTCGTCAAGTTCAATTTCATCAGTATCATTATTGTCATCATCTTCATTCCGAATCGCATTCAGAATGT